TGTACGTCACCGTGATGTCGCCGCCCGCCCCGCTGAAGTCAGCATAGAGCCCCGTATCGCACTGCGCGTCGAAGATGAGCGTCGTGCTCATCACGTTCACGACAGCCGTGGGCGTGAGGTCAATGATTGCGATCACGTTTCCCGCCGCTGCCGGGTTGTCGTACACGGTCACGACGCACGCTCCGGTATCGAGGCGGTTGATGGTGATCGTGTGCAACACGCACGGCCCGGCTGACACCTGCGTACTGTCAGCGCAGTGCTTGTATCTCCAAGGGAAGTCCATTACAGACTGCATTACTCCTCCTCTTTGACGCGGTAGATCGTGGCGTGTCGGCAACCGACGTGAAGCGGGGCCGTCTGCTCGCCGCCTGGGAACTCCTCATCCGTGTCAATCCAGCCCATGTCCATGGCGTCGCGGCAGATGTCCGAGGTGAGATCGTCGTCCGGGCCGGTGATCGCTTTCTCCATGGTGATGCCCGCTTTCTCGATCTCGCCAACGAGGCGCGACTGGCCCTCTTCGTAGGCCATGGCGTTCTCTTGGACGGCGACAAGCTCGGCCCGCTGCGTCGTGAACCCGTCGAACGTGTCGCGGATCTCACGGGCGATGGAGCCGTAGTCGCGCCCCTCGTCAATCCCCCGTGTGATGAGGCCACGCATCTCTATCTGTGTCGCCTCGTTGATCTTCGTGACTTCCTTTGCGGCGTTGTCGCGTGCCCACTTCGTAGCCTGCTCGGGCTTCAACTTGAACGACGTCTCTAGGCCGAAGTCGGATGCGAGGCCCTGATATCCGCCCGTGATCCCGTCGAACATGGACTCAAACAGCGCCTTCTCTGCCTGCTTGCGTGTCGTCGAGAACACGTCAGCGAAGGCGTCTGCGAGGTCGCCGTCGTATGCCGCCTCGGTGACTTCGTTCGAGACGAATAGCTTGGCAATCTTCGGTAGGCGTGCGAGGTATGCGCGTCCCTGCTTAGCGAAGATGCTAGCAAACGCTTTCCGCGTGCGCTCGGTGGCGGCGTTGCGTGCGCGGTTACGTTCCGCCCGTGAGAGCTTCGTCGCCTCGCGGAAGACGGCTAGCGCGGAGTCACGAAGTAGAGACGAAGACGCCACGGACATCCTTGCCCTCCTGATGCAGCGCCGCACTCAGCGCGTAGTTGACGACAGCGATCCCGACGACAAGAGCAAGCACCTTCGTGCCGACCTGGCAGTCACGCGAGCCTTGGTCGCTCTGCGTCGTGAGGAAGATGCGCAGGCTATTCCGCAACGTGGCCTCCCTCTACCCATTCGACAACCTGCAAGATGAGCCACCGTTGCTCGCCTGTGAATCCGTGGCGGGAGAATTGGTATTCAAGGCCGTCTCGCAGCGTAGTGTTGCCGTACACATCGGATGCGGCCTTCCAGTCTAACACCATCTCGATAATGTCGAGCCATCCCATGCGCTCTGTCTTACCGTGGTGCTCAGGGTGGTGACTGTTCTCCGCGAAATGATGCGCGATGCACGGAGCGGTACGCATTGCGGCCTCATAGTCCGGGGATCCGATAGGATTCTCCCTAGCCACGTGATGAATCTCTACGAACCCACTGAATTCATCTACGCCGAGTTTCGATTGATCGTGGAAGCGGGCACGCATCGCAAGTTCTCCGATGAGACGTTCAATGTTACCTTCAACGTGTTTCTGGTGTCTCAGCAAAGAAGCAAGCACGATAGCTCCCTCATCAGTCCGCAACGCGCGCCTCCTGTAGCAGCGTCAAGAATGACTTCATCTCGCGCCGCAGGGCCTCCGTCTGTTGAACCGCCTCGGGCGGCACCTCTTCCTCGGGCGGGAACAGATCGGCCATGACTTCCTCCACCGAGTGCTCGCCGAGCGCGACAAGCAGTTGCCGTGTCGTGTACTCTGGATCGAGCGTCCCGGCGAATGTGCCAAGCCCGCCCATCGTTGCGGCCTTCACGATCGCGTCGACCGCTTCGGTGACGTCGCGCTCTACGATCCCAGGGAACGTGATCGAGACGTGCGTGTCGAGTGGCTCGCCGGTCTCGGGATCGTCCGAGTAGACCCACTTCAGTTCGTCCCAATCGTCAAGGATCTCCTCGCCGCCGATGCCGTCCACCGTGCCCGCCCGCGCCTTCTGCTCGATCACGTAGGTGCAGACGTTCTCGAGGATCTCAGCCCATAGTCGCTGCCTGCCAAGCATCGCAAGCTCAGTCGGACGGTCCAGGCTCTTGGCCGTTGCGAGCGTCCCGACCTCGGCGTCCCCGAAGAACGTCTCAGGGAATCCCATCGCGGCGCAGACCATGAGCAGTAGCCGCCTGCCATCCTGCGGGGAAGTCGTCGCGCCTGACGTGCGGATAGGCTGTAGGTCCGCCGCGCCCGCTGTCTCGATGTGGACGCTACCAGCAGACGGCGCGGGGGTGTAGGTATCGCCGCCGGCCATGATGCCTGAGTCCAGCTTGCCCTTGACGAGCGCCCGCTGATCCGCGCCGCCCTTCGTGACGATCTTCCAGGCGAACCGTGCCAAGCTGCGGGTGATGGTTGCCCAGTTGGCCAGGAACTCGTTATAGGCACGTGCCCAGTCCTGCGCCGCGTAGACTTCCGAGAGGCCGAATCGCTGGCCCGAGAGACGGTTGACGGCCACGTGGTAGACCGGGTGATCCCAGTCGATTGGCATGCCCTTGTAGCTCGGCGGGCGATTCCGTGGCGTGTACTGCCAGTCGGGGTAGAGCTTGTCGGCCTCTGCGGCAGCGATCTCGCCAAGCAGTGACGAGCGGGGGATTCGCCGCCGCAGGTAGTACCACGGTTCCTTCGCGTCCTCGGGATTCGAGATCACGTCTTGGATCTCGTCGAAGGGGATAGCGCGGACACGGAGGTCGCCGACGCCGTTACGGAAGAAACACAAGAACAGGTTGCCGTCGATCTTGAGGTCGGCATTCTGGGAGGTCATGGCGCGGGGGGTAGTCAGCTCGCCACGGTTCAACTCGTCGCCGACGAATGCTTGCACGATCGCGTCGACCGTCTCTTGCTCCGCCTGGATCGTCACGCCCTGACCGAAGACATAGGCATTCTCTAGGTCGACGGCCCGCTTGACGATGGGGTTCTTCATGTAGAACAGGCGCGACTCTCGGGCAATGCGGCGCAAGGCGTCACGCGAGAACTCAAGATCCTGTGAGCCGTACAGCCGATCCCAGCCGCGCTCCTCTAGCTCGTACTCAAGCTCGGTGATCTTCTCTTGGAAGTTGGCCTCGGTGATGGCGAGACTCTGCTCGGTGCGTTGCAGGCGTTCGGAAAGCTCAGACACGGACAACTCAAGTAAACGCTCGGTCACAGCACCCTCCCCCTATGATGGGCCAGACCATGCCACGACTTGCCTAGCCCCGCCCTGCCAAGTCGGGTGACGCTAGGTAGATTGGACTACAAGGACTGCAAAAGAGCAAGGCCGCAGGTTGCTAGTCTGCGGCCCGTGCTGCGGTGTGCGTAGCGTGGAGGTTAGGCCACGACTGCTAAGGCGGAGGTGATGGTTGTCTTACCATCCCTTGAACAGCGCCGTCAGGAACATCCGTGCGGCTATGTAGATCGCCAGTGCGCCCACGATCACGACTCCGACTACCGTCAGAAGGAGCACGAGATACCAGGGCATCACTCCTCCCTGTAGACGTGGATGACGACGCGCTCGCCCGGCTGAATGCTTGCCGGCGACGGTATGTGGACGGTGCGCATCGTGTCAGTCAGCTCGTTCTCGACGCGGCGCAGGTGGAAGGTGACGAGCGGCGTCGGCGCGTGAATGTTCACGATGCGATCTTCCGTGAGGACGACCGTCGGGAGCGTCCCCGTGCTCGTCTGCGGCACGTCCGAGGCGGGCACGTGAACCACGTCACGCGCCGTCGTTGTCATCACGGAGCTCGTCGGCTCGCCGGTAAGCGTCTTGCCGTCGGCCTCTGCCGTCTCCATGAGATCCCGCAACTGCTCATCCTCGCTCGCTCGCTGCCGGATAGTCGGCGGCGTCGTCTTGACCTTCGATCTATCGTAGACTCCCTTGGGCATCAGACCTCCTATCTAACCCACATTCCCGTTTCGCGGTACAGCACGTGCGCCTTGTGCGCGGCCTTCCCGTGTGCCTTCTTCCGACTGCCGAGATAGCTCAGGTTCATCCGTCCGAGCTTCCGTTGGCGTAGTGCCTGTCTGTATCGAGGATCGTCACTGCCCCCCTGTTCCGCATCAAACGGATCGGGCACGAACGCCACTTCCCCAGCGATCACCCTGTCTAGCTCGTGGCGCAGGTCGACCGGCGCAGGCTCGTACTCGTGGTGCTTCATAGCTTCCGCCCGCACCGGGGACAGAATTCCGGCTCCTGGTGCATAAGGACAGTCCCCCCCGCCTGAAACCTAGAAGCCTCGTCAATCGTATAGATGCTCTTCCCCCGCCACTTCTCGCAGCACTCGGAGACTTCCTCTTCCACCGTCACGCGGATGTGCTTGCCTTCACACCCATCAGGGAGCGTCAGATGCATCCAATTCCCTTCCGGTGTGGATGAACGGGTGAATATAACGGGGTTCTCTTTTACACGTATCGTCTTCCACATCTCAACCTCCATGGCGGGGCAGGGCACAGCAGCTTCCTACCCCGCCAGTACCCCGGAGAGGGGCTACCTTTTCTCACGCTCTAGGTACTGCTCGATCGCCTCGATCACGACGTAGGACAGCGAGCGGTCGCGTTTCTTGGCGAGAGCCTGCATCTTCTCAATGAGCTTCTCTTCCGTCTTCGCGCGGGGGACGTAGATCGTGAAGTTACTTGGGTTCAACGCGGCCCCCTTTGCGGATAGCACGGATAGCGAAGGCCAAGATGAACAAGCCAACCCAGGCCCCGACGATACCAATCCACATCGCCCATGGTAGCCCTGTAGAATCCTTGCGCGACATGGTCAGTGCGTCATTCAGCGCCTTATCCTGCTCATCCACGTACACGCGGAGCGCCTTCGCGTTCTCGCTGATCCCCGCCTGCTTGCCCGTGATCTCGTCCATGCGCTTCGACAGCGCAGCTACCGCGTCCTCGTTCCGGTTGACGCTCACGGCGAGCGCATCGGCCTGCGTAGTGACCCGCTGCACAACAGACACGTCAAAGGGCTGCGATGGCACCGAGACCGGCTGTACGACCGTCTCATACGTCGTCGGGTAGACGTTCAGATCAGACGCCGGGTAGAGCACCGAGACGAGCCCGATCACAGCGAGCCCGCCTAGCCAGATGAGCACGAATGCTTTCATCGAACCTCCTTGAAATCGTCACATGAGTTTTCGTTCTCCACGAACGTCCCTGGCCGTAATGCGCAACATCTGTACATACCTGTGCGGAAGAAGACCCGTGCTCTCTGCCATTGCTGGTGGACGCAGAATTGACACATCCTCGGAGTACATCCTTCCCTGCGCAGGAATTGGATCATCGCCTCGCGCACGGGATTGCTCATCTCGCCTCCTTGTCCTTCTCTTCACAGTATCGTTTCGTATCCTCGCTGCCAATAGGGCGCCGCTTCCGCTCACGGATGGAGAACCGTAGACGCTCGCTCTGTTGCAGAGTGTCGTCGTCCTTGCCTTGGTAGCGGCCCTTGTCGCCCCACGTCGCCATGCCGTTCATAGACGCCCCTCCTTCCGCCTCGTGGCCGCGATGTGTGACCCTTCCGGTATCCGCGCCCGGACGAGCCGCCGAATGATGGCCCGCTCGATCTTGCGTGCGATCCTCTTCATAGCCTTGTAGTCCTTGCTGTAGACCACATCACAGACACAGTACGTGATGTCGTTTCTGGATGGGCGTTCGGGCCACAGGTTCACGAAGTTCATTGCGACGTTCTCTGCGGTTTGGCGTGGTATCTTCATTCTGCCGCCTTTCCGTGACAGTTCTTGAACTTCTTCCCTGACCCGCAAATGCAAGGGTCATTGCGTCCCGGCTTCTTGATGTGGACCGGTTCCTTGCCGCTCGGACGCCACAGCGTGCGCTTGCCGACTTCGCTTTCGAGGTAGCGTTTCAGCCGCTTGTGCGTCTTCGTCCGTGTCCGTGTCGCGTCGCCGCGTTGGTTGGAGCGTTCGCCGCTCATCATCTCCTCCTGTCGGTGATCCAGCTAGTGCGCTTCATTCGACATCGCGAGGACGAAGGCACGGGTCAGTTCACGCGGTGAGATGCGATTGAACAGTACTTCCTTCAACTCCCACGATGGATCGTCCGCCCATTCGTCTGCGCTGGATTGACGGGAGAACCATTCTGCGATGGCAAGCGTTCGTCCAGCCCACGTTGCATCGTCTAGTTTCTTGGCGTACAGGACCAACTCCCACGCCGCCGCGATGTCGCGCGGGTAGTCGGGGACAAGGCGCAGCGCGTCCAGGGCCACGGCGACTGTGCTCTCTGCCGCGATACATCCGCCCTCATCCGGCATGCCCATGAACCGACGACCGTTTGCATTTTTGAACCATCTGAATCCCAGGATCTCCGCCGCCTTGACGCGCAGCTCATCGTCCGACAGCTTCATCACTTCGTCACGTGTCATCGCTCACCTCCGCCTGACTCTACTCCTTTCCTGTACGATAGTCAACCGTATGCGGGACGAACCTTGAATAACGCTCGGCTCTGTTCAACTTTCAGCCTCATCTCTTAGTACGGCGTGATGGCTTCATAGCCGTCATAGCTTGCATACTGCGGCTCGGTCGGCAATTCCAGCAGTAGCTCGGTCGCTGCCCACACTAGCGCGTCGAGTCTATCCGGCGAGTCGTCGTCCCCGGGCACCCATCCCGTGAGCTGATCCTCTAGCTCGGGGAACTCTCCGCAGTGGATGCCTAGCCCTTGCTCGTACAGCGCGGACACTGGCTCGGCGCGGACGGCCTTCCCTCTCGATGCGTGAACGTCCTTGTAGCTGACAAGGCGATCGTGCTGCCGGATGTTGGTCGCAACGAGGTCGCCGCCATTGTTCACTTCCCCGATGATCCGATCAGCGCCCCATCGTCGGTAGGCGTCGACCGCTGCCCATCCCCACTCGTGCGGCGTGTAGCGCCCCGACACGTCCTCGAGCACATAGAGCCGGTTGCCGAGCTTACCCGCGACCACGATCCCTGTCTCGTCTGACTTCTTCGACTTCGTCACGGCGGGGTCGACGGCGACCACGATGCGCTCCAGGTCAGGCGGCGCTTCCCCGCGCCTGATCCAGTCAGCCTTCCACAGCGCCCCTTCCGTGTCCGTGCCCCACAATCCAAGCAGGAACCGATCACGCTTGCGCTTCGATAGGCGACCGAGCACCGTCTCGATGTAGCCAGGCGGAAGGTTCGCCCTGTTGTCTTCGGGGTTCATCAGTAGGCTGGCGTAGTCGGACGGATCGGCAAGCGGCCCGCCGTCGTCTGGGCTGACGTGGTCGATCCACAGCTTGTGTGTCCAGTGTTTCGCGCGTGGCGGGTTCTCATCATAGTACGCTTTGAGTGTTAGCCCGGAATTCTCGGCAAGGCGCGTCCGTGCTGTCTCGACGGCGTCGTATGTGAGCTGGCTGCACTCGTTGAAGAAGATCGTCGAGTACTCGTGACCAAGGATCTTCTCGACGCGCTCCTTGTCGTCCAGCCCACCGATCCAAATCTCCGAGCCGTTGTGCGGGAACTCAAGCACGTAGTCGGTCTTATTCCAGTTGACCTCAAGGTCAGGCGCGACAAGCTCCAACACCTTCGGAAGCGTGTCCATCCAGATCGAGGTCTTGACGTGGTTGAAGTGCAACCGCAGGATGAGGTGCCGCGACTTTCGATCAATCGCCCGGCACAGTAAAGCGTAGAGGGCGATAACGGTCTTCCCTGACCTAGACCCCCCATAGAGAAGGACTTGGGACGCCGAGCCGCCTAACAGGGCAATGGCTTCACGCTGGCGGGTAGTCTTAGAGAAGGCTCTTGTCTTCTTGGTCGAAGTGGACATGGACGGAGCCGGAGTGCTCGATCTGCTGTTGGTCCTTCCAGCCATGATTGTTCTTGAGATCGAAGATGTAACCTGGCCCGTAGCCGTCTCCATCTAGCATGTGTTGGACCTTATTGGCCTCGCACCGTTGCTTGGCTGTCTTTACAGTTACAGAAAACTCAGGCTTGGCCTGATATTCCGATAGGCCCTCCATGGTAAGATTGAGAGCCACAGCGAGTCCCTGGATCGTGTACGGCGCAGGGAAGCGAACGGTTACGACGCCTTCCTTTGTAACGATCTGCTTGACCCGAGAATCGCAGGCGGAGAAATAGGCGTCGATCTTGACCTGCATGTCGTCTGGAGTCTCGTACTTCACAGGTCTACCGCCTGGGTGTTTCTTAGGTTCGGGCATATTTCACCTATCCGATTGTATCACGTGTGAGAGGTTCCGTCTCCGCGATGGCGGCGGCGAGCCAGCAGTCGGGCATGTGGTCGAAGCTCTGATACCGCAGGCAGACGGGGCACGATAACGGCTCGTCGCCGTTATGGCTCTCAAGCCACTCGATCTCTCTGAGCCTTTCCAGCGGGACGAGGCGCATGGACGAGGGCGCGATTCCAAGGTTGGCCCTGATCTCGTCAAGTGCGCCCTCCGACAATGGCGGCGGGACAACGTAGTCATTCCTGCCGGTGACGGGATCTTTTTGCAGCGAGGGCATGGACGAGGGTGAGCCGTCGCGTAACCGCCTTGCGTGCTTGACGTAGTCGGCTACGAACTGGACGAATGCCCTGAGCGCGGCGATCTGCCGGGCCTGGGCCGCGTTCTCGGCTTCGGCTGCCCGCCGCCCCTTCACGGCCTGGATGAGTGCCTTGTGTTCACCGTCGCGCATCTCGCGGACGAAGTTGACGCACCTCTCGGGGTTCATGTGAAACTCTGAGCCGAGTGGCGTCAGGCTGACGAGCGCGCGATTGAGAGTGTCGATAGTCGCATCCTTCTTTGCGTTCTCGGCGCGGAGGGCGGCGAGTTCGGCTGCCGCTGACGCCTTCACGGCGTGGTTGTCAATGTCGCGGTGATCCACTAGAGCGATGGCCTTCTCGATCCAGCCGGTATCGGTCACGTCTCCTCCTTCAGGGCTGCGTCTATGCGGGCCGCCAGATCCGCGCTTATCGTGCAGGCCATGGCTTCTCCGAGCAGACAAGCGAGCCGGTCCTCGCGCGGGCGGCGGTTCCACAGGCCAACTGCCTGGCGTATTGCTTCCTCCATCTTGCCAGCGACCACACGGACTTCGGGGCCGTACATTCTGCAACCATTGGCGCATTTGACGACGGCGAAGGCGGCTCCATCACGCTGCCAGCGGATTGCCTCTCCAGCGCCATCGCATAGCGGACACGGCTTGATCTTCTCACTCACGGGCTTCCTCCTTCGCGGCACGGATCGCCCTTGCGCAACAACCAGCATCCTCTCCTGATGCGCGTTCATATAGGCGCGTGTCTGCCGCATCTTCCGCGCAGACTCTATGAACGATCAGATCGCAGATCCTCGCAGCCTCTTCGAGCGCGTCGCGGCGGGCGTCGCCGTACTCGCGCTTGAGGATCGCGGCGATGTCGTCAAGCTGCGCATCGGTCATGGCGAATCCGCATAGCGGCCCGACTCTGAGTTGTGCGACTACTTCCTCATGCTTGTCAGGCATCGGGGGCCTCCTTCGGCCTCTTCGCTCGCAGGCGTTCCAGCAGGCGACAAGATGCTCGGCGTTCGCCCATGCCTCTTGCTGACCATCCGCGCAACGCGAACGGGCATCGTTCTCTTTTCCGAACCCGGCAAGGACGTTGTCGCGCGCGTCCACACCCGCAACAATCGCGCCATCTCCGCCCAATATCGTGAACTGACAGCGTCCATCGAGTAGCCGATCCTTGATCGCCAATCGTCCCGGCGTGTGCTTTGTGGTCATGCTCTCCACCTCCGCACCATCATACCATGCAAGCCCGGCCAATACAAGTCACAGCGACACCGAGCCCACGCTGATCGTTCGATCGTGCAGCATCAGTTCGCTTAGGCCATGCACCATCGCGTCTAGCCTGTCCGGGCTCCAGTCTGTGTCGCCGTCCCAGTTGCAGAGCTGGTCCTCGAGCTCGGGGAAGATGCCAACATGATGGATGCGCCCTTGTTCGTAGAGGCTGGCGATCGGCTCGGCGCGCACCACCTTGCCACGCATGGCAGACACCGCCCGATACGAGACGGACGGATCGAGCGTTCGTAGGTTCGCCTCAACGAGGTCGCCGCCCTGGTTGACTTCGGCGATCACCGCATCCGCCTTCCATCGGTAGTAGGCCTCGATCGCCTTGCGCCCCCACTGCTGCGGCGTGTAGCGCCCCGATAGATCCTCGAGCACGTAGCCTTCCTCGCCGAGACAGCCAGCCACGATGATCCCCGTCTCGTCACTCGTCTTCTGCGCCGTCACCGCGGGGTCGATCGCTACCACCACACGCTTGAGGTCGGGGGCTGTCCGTATACGCACCTTCTCGATTAGCTCCCGCGTCCACAGCGCGCCCGGCACCTCCTCGAGCATGTCTCCGTAGAGCTCCTGTTGCCCAAGCGTCGTGCCCTCGTACTTCTTCACGATCTGCTCGTAGAACGCACCGGCAAGGTTCGGTCGGTTCTCGTAGGTGGACCCACGGATGACCGCCGTGGTCGGAGAGGAGATAAGGTCGCGGATGAGCGTCTTGGGCTTCGGTGTGGTCGTCACTACGCAGCGCGGATTGTCACCCAGGCGCAGCCCGAACATCAGCATGTCCCACGCCTCGGCGTAGCGCCAACTCGCTACCTCATCGCACCACGCGCCGTCATGCTGCGGGCCTCTCAGTCGCTCGGGCTCGTCGGCTGAGTAGGTCGTCGCCATCGCGCCATTCTTCCAGGTGATCCGGCGCTTGCTTGGCTCGTACAGCGGCTTGTCCCAACTCGGGCAACACGATAGGACACCCGACTCTCCTTCGATCATCACGTCTCTAGCGTCTGCCGCAGTCGGGGCAACGATCGCCATGCGCTTGCACGCCCCGCCCTCTACTTGCGCCCGCACCCACTCAGCGCCCGCGCGAGTCTTTCCGAACCCGCGCCCGGTGAGGAGCAACCACACGCGCCAGTCACCCGGAGGCGGAAGTTGCTTGGGCCGCGCTATCGCTTCCCAGCAGTACGCTCCCCGCTCTATCTCGTTAGGGTGCTGCGCTAGGTGAGCCTGAATCCTCGCCGCCGCTTGCGAGTCTAGCGAGTCGATCCAAGAACGCTCTTCCTCGGTCGCTGATTTCAAGCCCAACGCCTCCGCTCAACTCCATCTTCTCGGGAAGGCTCACGCCCGACATCTCAATGATCGCCTTCGCCGCGTTCACCTTCGCCGCAGCCGGGGACTTCTCGTCGCCAAGGACGTCGAGCAGCGCCTCGATTCCCTTGTCCGCCCCGCCAAGCAGCTTGTCTCGACTCGCCGTGCGGATTAGGTCGCGGATCGCATCAAGCTCGGCCACCACCACGGCAGAGCCAAGGAAGTTCTCGTAGGCGTTCTTCGCAGTAGATTCAGCCGCGCCCGCCTTCAACGCTGCGTCCTTAGCATTCTTGAAGCCGTTCGCCACGTACTCCTCGACGAACTTCCTCTGGAGCGTGGTCAGATCGTCAGCCATGTCTCTCCGTATACGCATCAGCCATGGTCGGGCCTCTTCTCTCTGTGCCAACCAGATCGCGTCAACACCGGCTCCCACCACTCGCCGTCAATGGACGCCCCGAGGATGTCGTCCGGCTCCACATAGGCAACAAGAATGTCGTCACGCATCACCGGAATCAGCATCTCTGCCCCATCGCGCACTTCCCTCCGCGCGCCGAATCGTTGAAGAATCGGCAAGGCCGCCAACTGCGCTTCCGTCTTGATATGCTCTTGGCTCACAGCAACTCCCCCGCCTCTCTCCGCGCGATGTAGTCAGTCAGCTCATACGGATCGCGGTCGCGTATACGTCGCGCCGGATTGCCCGCCACGATCATCTCGGGCGGCACGTTCTCGGTAACAACCGCCCCCGCCCCGACGATTGACCCCGCGCCAACTGTTACGCCCGGAAGGATGATCGCCCCGTAGCCGATGTAGCAGTTGTCCCCGATCACGCACCGCTCTCCCTCTAGCTGAAATGGCCCATGCGACAACAGCGCCGCCTCTCCGGCAATCACGCAGTTGCGCCCGATCCTCACCTTCTCGGGGAAGACGAGATCAACGCAGCCCCACACCTGGCAGTTCTCGCCAACCTCAACACCGCGGCGACGCAACTCCTCGATGTCGCAGCGTATACGCTCTCTTAGCTGCGCCTCTTGACTCGTCATCCGTCACCGCCAAGAACTAGAGGGGGTGGGGTCAAATGAAAGCCGTCAGCGGCGAGAAGGGGGTAGGTCTTTTTCATCACCAACCCCCTACCGCCAACTTCCCAAGCAGGTCGCCCCATCTCATCAACACCAGCGTCTCGCCGCGATCCTGGCGAAACACCACCCCGTCCGCGCCGTCCGGTATCGCTAGGTACTCGGCCACTCTCGCCCGCCGCTTGGCCTGGAGGCGGCAACCTTGGACAAGCAGATCAACCGCTTCGCCCTCGCCAAGCGCCCGCCCGTTCGACCCCCACGCCCGCTCTGCCTCAAGCCCGTGCGCGACGGCCTCGTTGACCAATTCTCGCTCAAAGCCAGATCCCTTCCGCTTGCTACCCGCGCCCAAGGTCAATCTCCCCCAGAGACCTCTCGCCCCTTACGTCCTTCACCACAACTTCCATCACGCCGCGCCCCTTGTCGTACAGACACTCCACCCGCGCAACGTCCTTCTCCCCTCGAGAGAACGTCCAGGTCGGCGCGTCTCCGTCCTCGATGTTGTAGCCCTCTCGCCCCATCCCAAACACCTCGCCAACAGCTAACCCGATAGCCCAGCGAGCGGACAAGGAAGATCCGCTCACGGAGCCACCCTCGCCGGACATCCGTATACGGTCGCGCCCGCCGGAACGTCACGGTTCACAAACGAGCACGCCCCGACGGTCGCCAAATCCCCAATCGTCACGCCGGGCATCACAACGGAGTTCGCGCCAACGCCCGCCCCGCGCCCTATCGTCACCTTGCCCCGCTTGCCGTCAATCGTCGAGACAGAGTAGACAGCGCAATGCGCCCCAAGCTGAGCCCCGTAACCGATCTCGACGCCCTCTTCGGCCTGGATGTAGGTGAATGCCCCGATGTCGGTATGCTCCCCCAACTCGAGACGCTCGGGGCAGCGCACGATCCATCCCCACTTCGTCGGCACTCCATCCTCGATGACGGGGCGCTCCCAGGTCATTTCTTCCCTCGCGATGGATGGAATTGGACCGCTGTCTTGGGAGGCATCCGCACCATCGCCCCAGTCGCCCCACACGCGGTACAGGCCATCCGCTTGTCGGCATCCTCGGGGCGATCAACTAAGACAAAGTCCTGCTCGCCGCAGACTTCGCACTCAAAGGTGTATCGAATCATGTTGCCAAGATTGGCGCTGGGTTGTATACGAATCGCGGCTGCAACCGCTGCGTCACTTGTCCCTCACCCCTAGTTCTCTTTCATTGTACCACTCTGTACCCCGGAAACCAAGCGATCTAGCTGGCGTCCGGGCATTTCGTAGTCGATCTTCGTCACCGATCCATCATGGACATTGACGTGGCATTGCATGTCGGCATGGAGTAGAGCGTACCGCGAGAATCTCGCCATCTCCTCTACGTTCCTCTTTGACAGCGCCGCCGCGCTTAGTATCGCCATCACGTCCTGAGCATTGAGAGCAAAGTGTTCGCCAACCACTTCCATCGCCGACTCCCAGGGCATCCCCCCCCCTCATAGCCCTGATTGGGTCCAGAATGTGGGGACTTGCGTTACTCGTCTCCGCATTCGCAGCAGCGAGCATCGTCCTAGCTATATCATACACGAATCGCTTGCTTTGTCTAGCTTGCTGTGATTGGTACAGACTCCGCCTCACTGTCTGTTGTGATCGCTTGAAACCACTCAATCACAGGGACATCATCACCCCCCGGCCTAATCAGCTTGCCCCCTTCTGCTCTCATCCCGTAGACCGTCTTCCCGATCTTCACGAGGACGTCGCCAGGCTGCATCTCATCCCTGAGCCCGTCTTCGTTCGCTGTCCGATAGTAGGTCGGTCCCTCTCCGCACAGGCGCAGATAGAAGAACGCCCGATCTTCCTTGTCACCACCCGCCTCTCTCAGCCGCTTCGCGTACTCGGCCTCCGTCTCATCGGGCAGCCAGTCGAGTTGGATCATCCTCCCTTCTCCGTACCGCTTCGCTAACCTAGTGGCCTTCGTCCCATCCCATCCCCGCGCCGCGCAATACTCCTTCCAGCTACGCGAATCCTGGTCGAGCGACTTCCAGGCATCGTCAGCCCACAGCCGCCACACGTCCTTCGCTACGTCCCCGTCGATTCTGTGGAGGCCCTGTATGCGCGCCTCGACCGGCTCTAGCTCCTCGGCCAGTTTGCGACGGTGGAACCACAAGCGAGAGTGGGGGATCTTGCGATGCTCGATGTCCATGACCTCGAGCGCGCCACCGCCCCACCTAGCGATGATGAGGCTGCCCGCAGTGACTTTGGCATGGTCGTCTAGGCAGAGCGTGATGCAGTTCTCTACCGTGTCGAGTTCGTCCGAGCCTCCCATTCCGAGCGGGTTGACATGATGCACTTGGAGGCAGCCGCGCTGATCGAGGTCGCGGCCATCTCTTCCACACACTTGACAGCGGAACCCGTCGCGCTCGAGAGCCGCCGCCCTCACCGCTTCGCTCCGACTCACCTCACACGCTCCTTCTCGTCTACGACTACTCCCCGCGCCTCAAGCCGCGCCTTGATGTCTGCCGCCCGCTCCTCGTGCCGCTGTTGCGCGGCCTGGAGGCCAGCGATCTTCTGCCTGTCCTCCGGCGTGAGAACGTCACGCTGCCGCTCTAGTCCGATTTCGGTTGCCGCAGAACGCGCCGCAGATAGACACCGCTTGTACTGTGCCAGCATCTCATCCCCCGCCTCGTCTGTAGACGCTTTGTCTCCGTTTGCAGACTTTCTGTCTACGGGCTTCGGCGGTTGCTGGTAGTCCTTCCATCTCTCCTGGCCCAACCAGGTCGCCGCGTGCGCGATGAACCGTTCTTCAGTTGCCTCCAGCCGACACGCCTGTGAGTAGTGGCGCTTGCCGATCGCCAGCTCTTCCTTCGTCGCACCGTTCTTCCGCGCCGCAACGTACTTCTCCTCGGACTTCTTTCGGTTGACGCGACGTGGGTAGCCTGGTTCGCCATCCTCACCAGACCACCAGGCGGAGAACTCAGAGGCGATGACTTCCTTCTGAGAACGCTCCCTCGGCTTGGCCGAGGAAGAATACTCTTCTCTAATACTCTCTCTACTACTAACACTAGAGCTTCCCGACTCGGGTAGGGATGATGCCCTACTCGGGCAGGGATGAGACCCTACCGGGGCAGGGATGGGAAGTCCCTTCCCGATCTGGGTAGGGATGGGAACAAGGCGGCGATCTCGCTTGCCGCTCGGCCCATAGGTGCGGGTCAAGTAGCCTCTGTTGACAAGGGAAGAAACGTATGCCTCGACGGTTCGCTCGGCGTATCCGAGTTGATCTCCGAGCCATTCATTCGACGCGAAGCACTCGCCCGTCTTCGTCGAGAGTCCATTGATCCTGCCCCACAAAACCTTCTCCCCCATGCATAGCTCAGAGGATGCCAGGATGTGTGGCGGGATGAGAACCCAACCGACGTCAGACTCTGCGTCGTGCGCTACTTGTCCCATGCTCTCCCTCACTAGCTGACTGCAATCAGCCGATCACATTGTAGCACATCTCGAGCCTCGAGACCTATCCAAACCGCAATTCCAGCGACAGGAAGTGGAACTCTCGCAACCATGCCGGAGGGAGCCACATGTTCTCGTCGTTCTGCTCCGGCCTGTTCCACTCGACCACGTCATTCGACGGCCACCACTCCATCTCGAGGCCCCAGTAGTCCGCTGGGTAGTACATCCAGCCGAGCGCCTGGAATTGACGGACGTGGTTGAGCTCGTGGCGCAGGATGTACTCCTCCTTCTCCGTCCCGCGCAGCCGCTCGTTCAAGACAACCGTGTTGAAGAACGTGAACGCCGACCCCGGCGTCTCATCCGCGTAGACGAGAAACACTGGATCGACATGCACCGCCGCGCTGTAGAAGTTCACATCCACCGACACCTTCCACTCGTACACGCTGATCTTGTCCAGCCCGCCAGCGTTCGAGATGGCAATCAGGAACGCCGCGATGGCCGCGATACCGTTGAGCACGCCTCCTCCTCTACTTGGAGGCTGGAGGAGAGGAGAACGACAGTTTGAAGTACGTCCACCACCCCTAACCAGTCTCCCTCAGACACCGATTTCGCCACCCTGTCGAATGGCTTTCTGTAGTCCACAACGATGTTTTCAGCCGTGACGACGCAGTTTGAAGCTACGCCTTTCAGCAATGCGGCCCTTGTTTCGTCCGAATAGAGATCGTAGAGACTGGCAGCGCCGCGCAGGAGTTTGAAGGATGATTCGAGCCCGCGGCCAGATCCGAGCTTCTGAGCGGTCAGCCGCTGCATCTCCTCCTCCACCATCAGTGCGCGCTCGGCCAGACGTCGATCAGCCCTCGCCCACATCTCGGCGTCAATCACGTCGTTCAGGCGATCCTCGTATGCCGAGTCGCGGTTCTCCTTGATCCGTTGGAGCTCGCCTTGCAGGGCAAGAACACGACCACGCCGCTCCCGCTCCCGCGCCGTCTCGTCTTCCGTCCACTCTTCGAGCGCCTTGTCCAGCACCGTCTCGGGAACGTATAGGCCCTCGATGACGGTCCTCAACCTTTCCGACATCACCTCCTGCCTGTAGAACGGCTGCTTGCACTTGCCCTTTGACCGCGTGCAGTGGTAGTAAACGTACTTGCCTTTAGAAAGGGATGCCGTCATGTGGCAGCCGCAATAGCCGCAGGTGAGTAGTCCACGAAAGACGAAGGAGTGATCGTGCATCCGCGGCCCGGTCTTGCCCGTCAGCCTGTCTTGCACGCGGTCATAGAGATCCTTGTCGATCAGCGGCTCGTGTTCTCCTGGGTAGACCGTACCGCGCCAAGGGACCACGCCGTAGTAGAACGGATTCTTGAGGATCTTGTGGATGGCTGACCGCGCCAGCGCGTTCCCATAGCGCGACCAGAGGCCCCGCTTCGGTGCCCACTCAGTCAACTCCGATAGCCCGATCTCCTCGTGGGCGTACTTCTCGAACATCTCGCGCACCATGGGGGCGTATACGGGATCGACCTCCAGGCCCTTGTAGACGTTCTTGTATCCACAAGGCGCTAGAGACGGCCATCCGCCCTTCCTGGCCTTGGTTTCTAGGCCCAGCGCGACTCGCTCGCTCAGTTGCTCGGAGAAGTAGCGCCCAAAAGCGGCCTGGACGTTTCCCATGAGCCGTCCCGCTGCGTTGTTAGGCAGTTGCTCGGTCGCGGAGATGATCTCGATGCCTAGTTGTTCGACGATCCGGGCAAAGTCACCAAGGTTACGGGCAAGGCGGTCGATCTTATAGCAGAGGACGGCGCTCACATCGCACGATTTCTTCAATTCTTGTGACATGGCCCCAAACTGTTCCCGCCCTGGTTTGTAGGCCGACTCGTGCTCTACGAACTCGCGCACGATCTCCAGCTCGTGGCCGGCAGCGTAGTCGCGGAGAATCCGCTGTTGGGATTCGATTGAGTAGCCGTGCTCGGCTTGCTCCTTGGTCGAGACACGGATGTACGCGAAGACCTTCTGCATGGTCACCACTTTACCCCAACCTTGGCTGCGAAGTCGGGATCTTCCTCCACGGCCTGACAGTACATCCTATCGAGGAGCGACAGAACTTCGAGCAGGGTCCGCGTCTCCTCACTAACGTTCGGCCACATGCGCACCAAGCAGCGAAACGATCTGTCGGAGCTCGCCGAGGAATCCGCCATTGAGGAACCATCGCCAATACTCATCCCCGATCAGCAACTCAGATCCGACGTGACAGGGCCAACAGAGCAAGTGGATGTTCTCAACGTCATTGTCCCCGCCCTCAACTGAGGCGCGAATGTGTGCTCGGATGATGCCGAGCGGTATCTCCGTCCCACACGCAAAACAAGTATCTGGACCAAGGGCGCGCTCGATCGTTGCGAACTTCCCTGCCACAACGAGACGGGCGGCCCAATTGCGCTTGACCTGTTCCTTGCTCGGCATTCCGCGATGGCGCTCTTTGCTGTCGCGCCACTCGGTTTCTAGGGTCACCGCAAAGTTGGCCCGCGCATCGTCGCTCACCATAGCGACCTCTCGATTGGCTCCAACTCAATCGCGTAGTAGAATCCTTTGCCGACTCGCTCGGTTAGCAGGATCTCGCCCTTCGGCAACTGCGCACGCACTTCGGCGGCGCACGTCGAGAGCGCGGTCAGCGGCCAACGCGGGTCAGCCGCCGCGGCCTTGGCGAGTTCGGGGCCAGGGAATCTCTGTCCGGGATTCTGGCGCAGGACTCGGTACATCCGGGACGCGGCGTTGTCTTTGTCTAGGCGTCGGTAGTGCATCGGGGCTCCTTCTTGCGCTCGCGTCTCAAGACGCCCTCGATTACCGTGGACAACATTCGCACAACGGCCCTTCTGTGTCCCTCTGCCTCCTGCTCCGTATCGAAGATCCCAACATCAACATTCCGTATGGTCTCCTCGTTCCATTCGGCGTCATGAATAGCGACGATCCACTTGCCAATGTTGCCAACCGTTCCGCCGCTGATCTTCGCCACGTATACGGCACGCGAAGCCGTACCATCAGCTACAGCCAGAGCGTCCATCTTCTCCCTCCTCTCTAGGTCGCGGCGCGGCCCGGCATCCGCGACGTGACTCAGGGTTCGCACAGCTCCCGATTGGGAGGAATCACTCTCCTTGCTTGTAGTGTCCGGGCCGCTTTCGCGGTGGCGGGAATCGAACCCGCCGCAGGCTGACATCGGTAGAAGCCCGCCATCCTTGACCGCAGTTGAGGTGCGCGGCTGGTCGGTTCCCACTATCCCGCCGAGCATGGCTTCGATGGCATCCCTCCGGTTTCCCGGAGATGGCCTTCGCGTGAAGGACCGTTCTCAGCGCAAAGATACCACCCGCCATTCGTACCGCGTGTACGCCGCAGCCGCGCACCATCGCATATAGGCGGGGGCGGCTCTCGTTCCGCCCCCGAGTCCCGGCACAGCCGCGCTTAGGAGGTATGTGCGCTGTTGGCTGTCCGAGCATGGTCCTCACTTCACTAGCTCCGCTGCCGCCGCCGCGTGACGCCGGATCGCCGCCAAGTGCTCGGCGAGGGCGCTGGCTTTGTCGGGCTTGACCTTCGCCACGATTGGTGGCTGCTCTACCGCCTCCGCCTCGGGCATCACCATCGTCAGCGTCGACGGCCATCTCTCGCCCGTCTCTTTCCCGTCCTTGTCATGCTTCGGGCCGCCCGCCTTCGCCTCGAACACGACGCGCTCGCCCTCTAGCCCGTGGACGTCGCATATAGGCTCGTTGCCCTCGCCATCCTGTAGGCCAGCGAAGAGCTTGTCCCACAGCGTGAAGTTGACCTCGCCGCGGTCGTCGGTGTCGATGACGACGCGCCAGTAGTGCTTGCTTGGGTCGGCCTTGGCGACGTTGTCGTATACGTGCAGGAGCGTTCCCTTGTAGCTCACTGTTTCACCTCCGCCTCTATCGTCCGCGCATAGAGGACTCCGACGTTCTTGTTGTGGCGCACCATCTCAAGCAGGCAATCCACATGGACTGGTGTCGCTTGTTCGTTCATCCCATCCTCCGTCCCATCAATCCCAGCCAGGACGCACTCGGAATCGGTGTTCATGCCGCAGAGCGGGCAGAGCAACTCGGGAGGGAAGCTCTTGAATGCGCGCCTCACGCCTTCACCTCCCGGAGCAGATGGGCGTTCAGCGTGATCGCGTCGCCCGACTTCGCCCCGTTCGCTAGGTCCACGCCCTTCGTCAGCGCCCACGCAATCAGCCGGTCCTCGTCCCAGCCCATCCCAAACGCGCGGTGGAATAGGTCGCGCCACTCGTTCACGCCCTTCTTGCCCTTCCACGCGGTGAGGAACTTGTGGACGCGGGGGCGGTCGTCGAACTCGGATAGGTCGAGGTCAGCCGCGCCGAACGGGTTCTCGGGCGGGAGCTTCTTCAACTCGCCCTCGGCTTCCTTCGCCTTCAGGATCTCCTCGCGCGAGCACTTCCCGCCCCCGTGCAATCCGGCATTGTCGAGGCAGCGCCCGATGGCCGACTCTTCGCAGTTCTCCGTCCAGCTCGTCTGTGACGCCCCAGCCATCCACTTGGCCTCGTAAGCCGTCCCCAGCGAGTCGGGGGCCATGAGGAGCAGCGCCACCTCGGGACTAACTGCCGCCCCGCCCTCAATCGCCCGCGCCAGGCGGTCGGCCCCGAGTTCCATCTTCTCTCGCTCGCGCCACATGCCGACCGTGAAACACGCCTCGTCGCTCGATACTTGGCGGGGGACCGCGAGGATGACGTGCTTCGGATACTCGGTCATCAGCCGGTCCTTCCGCTGCTTCACCGTCTCGTACTGCGATGGATCAAACCGTCCAGCCATCACACAACCTCCTGCGGGCGCAGCTTCGTCCCGTCAGGACGGGTGAAGCCAACGCCATCGCACTCGCTACAAACGCACTCCACGTCGGCCAGCGCACAGCAGCGATCGTTGAAGCCGTCGCCGCCCATTTGGCGCTCGACCGTCCCCGTGCCGCGGCAGGCATCGCACTCGATGATGTCAAGCGTCACGCTGACACCTCCGCAAACTCAGAGGCCGGGTAGAACCAGTCGTCCTTGACGATGTGGCCGATTCCATCGATGTGCACCATGCCGCCGCGTACGCGGACAGTCTTGCCAACCAACTTGCTCCACTCCGTAACCCCGGCCACTTCCATCACTCGCCAGATGAAGTGACCGGCGACAGACTTCAATTCGTGGTGCGTAAAGGACTTGGGTAGGTAGAGGGCATAGCCTCCGAATCCCTGCCCGCTGCCCCCGTAGTCAAACATCAGCCACGCCGAGAGGCAGCCGTGATCGTCACTCGTAATCTCAGCTGATGTGATAATCGCGTTCTTCTCTTCTATCACGCCGACACCTCCTGCCGCTTCTCCTCGCGCTCGACCATCGTCAGCCGCCCCTCGACGGATGACCACGCCGCGTACACGCGCTCGGTTAGGGGATCGAGATAGCCGTACAACTCGCCTAGCTGGTGATGCGCTTCGGCCAGCTTGGAGCAAGCGACTGTGAGCGGGAAGATCTTGTCACTTGCCATTAGGAGATCACCTCGCCGCGCGCTTTGGCGAGGGCGGAACGCAACGTGTCGAGGTGATGACGACCAACGCGCAACTCTTGAAGGCCGGGGGCCGCCTCCCCGTTCTCATATCCTGCGCTCTTCAACACCCACTCAGCGGCCACGATGATCTCGGGGACGGCCCTCGGGTTGATGCCACAGCAGGCACTTACACAGGCCAGGGCGCGCTCGTAATCATCGCCATCCATCCTCTTGAGACCGTTCACGGCTACCAGAGCTCCGTGTTCGCAGCCGCCACGCCAGCGTCCTTCTCCAGCCGACACTGCTCGGCGAAGCGGGCGTCGTCGTCGGAGAGCAATCGCTCGATCTCGACGACTTCAGCGGAGGTGGGGAAACGCAGGACGTCGCCGTCAACCTCGATGGCGAGGCCCAACAGGGGATGCTCGTATACGGAGCGACCGCGCACGCGGAGATGTAGGTGCTTGTATCCGCTCGAGTGCGGTGCTACACTTCTGGTTGCGTTACTTGTCGAGGTCGCCTGCAAGCGGCCTTCACGCCGCCCCTCATCCTCCTGGATGGGGGGCGCGCTTTCTAGTGCCTTCATCCTTTGCCTCCTTCGGAAGTAGGCGAATGTTCAAGATGCGCTCGATACGCTTCCTGTAGACAGCCAGGGGCCAGCTCTCACCTCCCTCTAGTCGCATGATCGTTCGCACTCCGCATCCTACCTTTCGGGCAAGCTCGAGTTGCGTGAGGCCCTTGTCCAGCCTTGCCTCTCTCGTCATCTCGCCCATCCTTTTCCTCTCCATCGGCGAGACTATAGCACGCCGGGTGTCACGTGTCAAGTGGCGCGTCATTCTTGCCAACTCGTCAGCCTTCCCGCATCGAAGTAGAGGTACATCGTCGCCCTGTACTCGCCGCGATAGATCCACTGCTCATGAACTCCGCCCGCCGTTACGGTCTTGTTCACCTTCGCTGGCCTGCCCTGGCTTTCGAGCGCCTGCCCTTCCGTCATGCCGATCCACAGTCGGTTAGCCGCTACCGCCTGGCACTCCTCGAGAGTCCACGCCGGATACTCCCTTTGCAGTCCCTCCACGCTGTTGATCGGCGGACCATTGATGATCGCCACAACGAAGAGGCCACCGATGACCAGCGCCAACCCGAGGATGATCTGTAGCGCGTCCTTCATCGCTCCTCCTACGCGCGTGGATCATAGGCTCCTCTATCGAAGCGGTCAACCGCTGTAGTTTGGATCGACGCCGCTCCCGCCGCATAGCTGACAGAAGCTCATCGTGCAGACGCGCATCGTCTTCGGATCGTCGCCCTCGAAGTCGGGCAGCGGGTCGGTGTGCCCAGTCCCTCGGCATGCTGGACACGGGGCGACCGCACGCAGCGCAGCCCTCGCCAACCGGCGGTAGAAGTCAGGCGGGACGAGCGTCGTCCGGTCCATGCGCAGCGACGGCGCGACCTCGAAGTCTGTCCACTCGTTGCAGAGGCGCCCACGGTCAGCAGAAAACTCCTCGGCCATCTCCTCGACGGCGCTGGAGATAGATGCCTCTACCTGGGACAGAATGTCGGCACTTGTCGACAACTGTCTACGTTTCGTCATCTCGCCTCCACCTTGCGAAGCGACACCGCCCGTCGTATCGGCGGCCAGCATCGGTTCACCGACGCACACCCCCCGCAACGACTCGATCGGTTCCCCGCAGACTACCCTGAGATATCCGCACAACACACCCCCTCACCTAGTTTCCTCGACATCCGCTTTTGCAATGCCTGTGTCATCATCCACGGTCGCTTGAAGGTGATGCCCGTCCTGAAGCCAGAGGATGAAGCAGTACGTTGCGATCTTTATCAGGTCGCGCTCGCGATGGAATGTCTTGTAGCGACCCACGTACTTGAGCATCGTCCCAAGTACCCAATGCTCGTCGAACTGGCGGATGATGTCCGTCCACTCGGCATCCTCCGAGAACGCATACTTGTCTCCGCCGTGCTCGAACTGCCTCCGCAGGATCGCCTCAAACTTCGGCCAGAACTCGGCCTTGGTTGCGATCGTCGTCGGCACGTGTCCCAGCCTCATCTCCCTTACGTCCTTCACCGCTCCCACTTGTCAACGACCTCCCCTGTCTGATTCGTTACAACCACCGCGCCCCCCTAGTCGAACAGCGCCAGCCCGCGCTCGTCGAGAATCCGATGCAGCTCCTCACGAAGGAGTGCTGCTTGCCTCCTAACCGCTACCGCATCGGTATCTCCGCGCTGCTTCAGGTGCTCGTCTAGCTCCTGCATCGCGTAACGCCAGTCGCCGCCATGAACGGCGTTGTCGAACTCCTCGCGCTCCTGGGGCAGACGGAAGGTTAGGACGGCTCGCATGGCTTCTCGTCTGTGTGGGCGAGCATCGCGGCGATAACGTCGCGCAATGGGTCAAGGTCTTCCTTGTCTATGGCCCAGCGATCGGTCTCCAGAACTGCGTATGCTCCACCGCCGGCATTCTCTGCGCGGATGTGCAACTCTTGGGGCTCATTCGGGCCGCATGAGTCTGGCTCCTGTACCAGGCTCACGCTTAGCTCGAATACGGATATGCCCTTCGGCAACTTCCTGAGCGCGTCGTCAAGCATGGCCCCCTCCTGTCTCGCTTGTGAACCTTCCGGGATCTCCAGAGAGTTCGCATCCGCCCTTGTTCGCGGGACGCGAACAACGCCAATCCGCGAACAAGAACAGCCCCACCACGAGCGCCCACCCCGCGTAGATCGGCCAGGCAAACTCCCAGTAGGTCATCGCTTGCCCTTCAACTCCACTCCCGCGACGGTGAAGTCCTCGGGGTGCAGGAACCCCGACTGGACCAACAGCGACAGAATCCCAAACGACAGCGACTCGACCTCTGTCTCCTTCAAGTCCATGCCGAGCGATACGTCCAGGATGTGCGTCCCTTCGTGGATCAGCGATTGCAGCGCCGTATACGGATCGCTTAGGCAGACGGGGTCAAGGACGATCTCGCGGCGCAGGAAGTCGATACCCGCCGAGGCGGTAGTCGTCGCGCCGTCCTCGTCCTCTTCGTCTTCGAGGTTGCGCCGGATCTCCTCGACGCGCTCGGCGTCCCAGCGAATCGGGAACACGCTCGCGCCAAAGGTCAACGCTGCGATGTCGCGCTTCTTCACAGTTCCCCCCTCTGCCGCAGGATGTAGGCGCGGCGAATGACCGTCTGCGGCGACCGCTCGACGCGGAACGTGGCGTTGATGTAGTCAGCGACGATCGCCGGCGTAACGTGTCCCTTCCCGTAGTAGCGCCGCAGGATGTCGTCTTGCTCTTTGGTCCAGTCGGCGAGGCGGGTTGGCTCGGCGGCGAGGGCGTCGAGGTCGGGGACGGTTAGGGTGTCAGGCTTGCGGCCTTTCATTGCGCCCCTCCGTCTGTCCAGTCTAGGACTTGACAGATTAGCCAACGCTGTTCTGCCGTGAACCCATGCCTATTGAACTGGTACTCAAGAGACTCGCGGGCTGTCGTCATTCCGTAGGTGTCGGCAGCCGCCTTCCAATCGAGGACCATCTCCACGATGTCTAGCCATCCCATCTGTTCAACCGACGCATGGTGCTCTGGATGGTGCGAGTTCTCCGCAAAGTGATGGTGAATGCATGGCGCATCCCTAAGCGCCATCTCGTAGGCATCAGATCCAATCGGATTCTCTCTAGCAATATGATGGATCTTCACGAAACCGGGAAACTCGTCTGGCCCTAGTTTGGATTGATCGTGCATTTGAGCACGTTGCGCGAGATCACCAATTAGCCGCTCGACGTTGGCTGCTAAGTGCTTCTGATGCCTGATTAGGGCGGCAAGAACGATTGACGATTCCTCGCTCACAGCGCAATCACCCCCGCTGCCTGCTCCACCACACACGTCTCCGCGTGCCAGTCATACGCCCCGTCCTCTACGTCAAACCACACCACGCCCCAGTCAACGTCGTCGTCCACTTCCTCGGCCCCAAACTCACTCGCACCCTGGAGCGCCGGTAGGCTCATCGCCAACCACGAAGCGTTGCCGACGTAGGAGTAGTAGTGCGTGTGCGCGAATAGGTGGACCTGTGCGCCGACGTCCTTCCCGCGTGCCGCCCGGAGCTCGTTCCACATCGCGGCCTTAGCCAGCGCCGTGCCCCGCCCGTGCGGAATACCCGAGCGCCCGATCTTGTGCCGCAGCTTGAACGTCACGCCTTCAATCTGCACGAACTCTCGCGAGGCGATGTCGGCCCCTAGATCACGGGCTATCTGCGACTCCCACTTCTCTAGCTTGCCCGAGTGCCGCGGCGTCCCGTAGACCATCACGATTCGGGGCGCTTTCCAGATGCGTATACACTCCTTCGCAATCTCGCACTGGTCCTCGCGGTCCTCGCTGACGAGGTGCCGCCCGGTCTCCCGCCCGTCGATGCAGTCGCCGAGCCCGAACAAGAAGTCCACTGGGCCAATCTTCTTGACGATCTGGGTGTACTTCTTCCACGATGCCGCCTGGTATCGCGCCAAGGCATCGCGTTCGGGGCTAGTGCCTAGTCGGAATTGCCAGGCGGGAGGCGTCAAGCCGGTCGGGTGACCAGAGTGGAGGTCAGCGATTGCCGCTCCCCGTTTCAGGATTGCTCCCTGGCAATGTCGCGCTCGAACGCCTCCCGCGCGGCCCGCTCGTCTTCTCCTTCCTCAAGCAGCGCATCGAGAACGTCGGCAACTAGATCCCTCGCCAGGCAATGCCCGGTCGGCCCCTTGTACCCGCCCGCGCGCAACTCCTCGCGGATCTCGCGCACCCGCTGTCTGTTCATTTCCCACCTCGAGCCTTCCGCAACTCGCCAGTCCGCAGATTGAGGTCGAACACAACAAGCTCCGGCTGGTCTGTTCGGAAGTGATAGCGGCCACGCGCATACCCCATCTCGCGTAGCCGCCGCATGATCGCACCGCAGGATATGAACGCCGCCTTGCCGCTTGCTCCGATGACGAACTCTCCCGCACCGTTACCGTGGAACTGGATACCGAGCTTCGCTGGCTCGGTATCCGTATCAAGCAAGATGTCCACCGACTTGTACTTCGACACGCACAGCTTGCCGCGCGCGGCTACGCCAATCGAGATTCCCGCTTGTGTGAAGCTCATGGCGTCCGCCGGGCATAACTGGTGCTTCCAGCTATTCTCTTGCTTCTTCCACGCCATCTACGCCCTCACGAGCAGCTTCGCGTCTCGACGATGATGTCAAACTCGTGCGTGTCGCCAATGACTCCGTCAGCGTTCTTGACCATGAGCTCGATGCGAACGACCGTCGTCGGCTTCGTCGGGTAGGTGACAGTCGAACCACCGTCGCCGTTTCCGCCACAGCCACACGCCTTGGCCTTCTTGGCCTTCGCGCTCTTGGTCGCGTTGTACTCGTCGAGCGGAATGAACTCGTTGCAGTTCGACGCCACGCCAAGCGTGTACGGACACCGGCCCAGCAAGTAGACCTTGAACGCCCCGCTTGGCATCCACTTGCCCGAGCACTCCTGATAGGCGACGTGGTCGCTGGCCGTTGTGTATACGGGCATCTCTGCCCCCGTATCCTTGACGTAGGCGCGCAACCGAACCAAGTACGGCCCGCTACCGTTGTCCTCAATGCCCGTCTTGACCGTCGGCGCGCCCGAACCCGCATCGCACCCATGCACCTCTTCGCGCGTGTTGAGGAACAACTGCTCGCCAAACCCATACCACTGCTTCGTGAGCAGGAACCCTCGGAACTTCGGCGCGGGGCGCAATGCCGGCGCAACTGGAGTCGTCGGCGTAACCGGCGTCGGCTTCGTCTTCCTGTTGCCAAACACGATGAGCGCGATCACTCCGATCGCGGCTAGAGCAAACCAACCCCAACCCATGAACCCTCCTATTTCACCCAGAGCTTGTAAGCCAGTTGGGCAAGCGTGAACGCCACGCCCCCGCCTGCCGCGATATTCCACGGATTGCTCACGATGGCCGATACGGACCCGTCCTTGAACAGGGCCGTCGTGCCCGCGCCAAGTACGGCGCACAGGATCGCAACGAGCGACAGCGCCTTCTTGCCCGTCCACGCGAACTTGGCCTTGAGCCACTGGAACGCGAACGCGGCAAGGATTCCAGACAGGGCATAGACCAAGTAGCGGAAGAGCGGAGCCTTCGTCACCTTGGCCCACCACTTCGAGAATGCTGACGGCTTCTTGGCCGTACCAGAATTGGGAACGGTCGTACCCGCACAGGGAACGATCACCTTCACGTCCCCCGACGCGATGATCTCTAGGTCTCCAACCTTGACGGTCGTCGTCTTGGCGTTCGCCTCAAACGAGAACCAGACGAGGACAGAGACCGCGACACCAACGACGAAGATAGCCGCTGCAACGGCCAGCGTTACTTTCCTCACGCCGCCCCTTCTGAATGCGTGAACTCGCCCACCAGGTTCTTGAAATTGACGAAGGCGTCGATCACGCCGCCGATCCCGTCAACGATAGCCGTGACGATCGACTCTCGCACTCCTAGACCGCTCATGATGCTTCTAAGCGATGCTAGGACACCCGCCTTCTTCTCCGCCCCCCATCCGGGCTGCTCGAACTGCTTGATGAGCTCGATGACTGCCGGGATGGCGATTAGAAGAGCCTTCACGTACTCCGGGATGTACGTCACCCACTCTGGTAGCTTCACTCTTTCACCCCTCTTGTCTTGATGCAGTCGACTAGTTCTACGAACGCCTTCGTGTGTGCTTCTCGATCCTCTGCGTCGTGAGCGAAGTGGTTCTCGATCACGGTTGCATTCCTGTCCACGGACTTCTGTAGGCCGGCCACGGCAACGTTCATCCCCTCGACCGACTCCTTCATGGAATCGCGTAGCGGCACAACGATCGTCTCGGATACAACTTTGATGGTGTCGAGTGTTGATTTCTTGTCGTGCCGCTGCGCGTATACGAACAGGGCAACCACCGCAACAAGGAGCAGCCCGATCGCCACAAGCGGAGTTAGTTGAGACAGCGCCTCAATCCACTTGGGCCCGTTTGTCACTACCGCTTCGCCCACGTTACCCCCAAAAGCAAAAGACGCCCCGGTTTCCCGGAGGCGTCTGGTCTCCCCGCCCATGCGGGGACCGACTGCCTTGTCGGATACGTTACTACCCTACGCCTTTTCAGGCCCCTTGTCAAGTTCGCGGTGATAGACAGCGCCCGCAAACGTGACTGGATCTACGTTAGAGAAATCCATTTCGCCAAGCGGGGGTAGGTTCTCGATCCGCTTCCCCGCCTGGCTCCAAACGCGCCTCTGTTCTAGTGCGTGTCGCTCTTTCTCGATAGATGCCCGCGCCTCGATCGCCATGATGGCATTCTGGTGCGCCATGAGTTCCACGATCTCGCTGCGTTCGAGCGCGATCTCCGTCCTCTTGTCCATCGTCCCCCCTATGCCGAAGACCTCAAGCGGATGTAGCGGACATCCGAACCGACAACAAGCGTGATGTATCCCTCGTAAGTCCCTCCGGTAGACACCCAACCGGACACCTGCATCGTGCTCGCCCCGCCGACGTTGAGGAAGATGTCGTCGTATGCCGTCAGCGTGAGGTCGCCACGCTGCGCATTCAGCGTCAGGTTAGTGTAACCGCCAAGCGTTGGGCTTTGAGACATGCTTAGATAGCTAGAATTGGCGACCGTCCCATCCGTCGAGTAGCCCAGCCACTGCCCGCTCACGATGCTCAGACAGTTCGGGTAGGCCGCGCTTACGCTACGCACATCGCCGACGTTGTAGAGCGTGTGGGTCGCCAGGTCGAGGTCTGCTGAGAGCGTCCCGGTGATCGAGCCCACTACGATCAGCTCCGTCCCCGTCCACTTCATGTAGTTCGTCGCGTTGCCGATGGAGAACATGGAGGCGCTGGCCGCATAGCCCAGCCAGAATCCGGGGTCGGTGTCAGTCGGGCTCGACTTGCCTTGACAGATAGCGCTCCCCGTCGTCGTCGCCAGCGTGATCGTCTGCGCGTCAATCGTCCCCGCCGTGAGCTTCGAGACGGAGAGCGTTGCGATCTTCCCGTCCGTCACCGCGAGGTCGACGATCTGGTTGGTGTTCACAACGTTCGTCGTCGCCGAGATGTCGATGGCCGAGACCTTGATCGACAGCGTCCCCGCGAGCGGGTTGAAGCGGAAGTAGTAGGAGCTTCCCTCTGCGTACAGCCGCCCGGCTGAGTCTAGGTACGTCGCCCACGTCGAGCCGTCCCAGTAGCCCAGATAGTCTGTCGTGACGTAGAGCCCGGCGTCGCCCGGAGCGGAAGGCAGCCCGCCCGCCACCCCGCCCGGAATGTTGGAAATCTTGACCGCGCTTAGGTCGTTCGCCTGGACGTAGGTCTTCAAGTCGAACTCTCGCGTCTTGTTCCCAAGCTCGATCGAGATCGCGCCGGGACTCCCCGTGACATCCGACTTCGACACCGACACGATGCGAACGCTGGCGGTTACGTCTAGCGCGGGATCATCAATGCGGAGCAGCTTCCCCAGCGTGAAAGCGTCAATGGACTCCCCAGTGATCGCCGTGAGGTCCGCCGCGCTCACGCGGTAGGTTAGCTTCGGGGTGGAGAGTTCCGCCGCGTAGTCCACCGCCGCCGTATACAGTTCCGCGACGGTCGTGTAGTCCTGGTCGACCCAGTACTTCTCGATGACGCCGTAGGTGCCAGTGTTGGTATCGATGTACTTGAGGCCCGTTGGGTTCACCGAGGAGATGTCGACCTGCTCCGTCCCTGCCCCTGCCCCAAACGCCCACAAGCGCGTCACGAGCTCCGTGACGTCCTCTTCCTTCTCGATTGTCTGAAGGTTGCGCCCGTAGTCGATGTAGGCGCTGACTTGCGTCTCATCGTCTACAAGGTTCAGCGTCCACGGGTAGGCGTTGGTGTTGACCGTCCACAGATACCCCGACTGGAGGCGCCCTACGATGTCGCACAGGCACGCCCACAAGGAAGCGCCCCGCGCCCACTCGTAGAGGAATTGGGCGTTGAAGTCGCACGTCCCCAGCGCCCAATTCGATTGGAGCGCAAGAACGTCGGCGATTGATACGGCAGTCCCCGGCCCCGAGTAGGTGATCGCCGCCACCTTCGCGTCGATCAGCGTAGCGAGGACGTGTTCGCAGTCCACCCTAATCTCGGTCGCCTCGCCGTCCGAGTAGGTGATCTTCTTGATGCGGAAGAGTTCTACCCGTTCGTCGTCGTCGTAGATTTCGGCGTAGCGCAGGACGGCGATCTCGGCGGCGTGTGGATCGTCGGCAGCGATCGTGAACCCCGCCGTCCAAATCTCGTTCTCTCGCATCTCGTAGTTGATCGCGTAGGCGTCTGCGATGTCAGCGACTAGCTCCCGCGAGGTGTTGTAGACCTTGACCATTACACCCACCGATCCTTGTAGACCACCGTCACGCCGAGTGTCCGTGAAACCTCTGAGTCCGTGAACGTAACTTCGTTCACGCCAGGCCCGAGAGAGATCCACTCCCCGTCCATGTTCTTCATGTCGTTCACGCCGTTCACCGTGAGGAGTTGCTGGTCGCAGTCGATGACGAGAACCGCGCCGGGTGTGAGGCTGCCAAGGTACTCAAATAGCGTGCCGCTCCACACAGCACCATCTATCAAGAGCGACACCCCGCCGACGATGCTCACCGCCGCTTCGAGTAGGTGGATCGCGGTCGAGATGGACACATACATGCGCGGCGCGATCGCGGCTGTCGCAGAGAAGACCTGATTGGCAGACGCCGACACGCTCTGCGCGGCAGTAATCGCCGCCGAGGCTTCCGTGACTTCCGTCCATGTGACGGACAGATACGGTTCGTGCCCGGCGTCGTTGTAGAATGTCGCTCCCTCGCCAACCGCAACGGGGGCCGTGGCGGAGATGTCTTTGCTGGTGCGAAGGATGAGCTTCGTTGTCCCGCCACATTGGACCCATCCCATGCCGGTTGAGTTCATCGTTATGTAGCTCCAGATGCCGGAAGAGAACGACGTTGCCGCCTTTGATCCACCGTCCCCGCTGTACTTGGAATAGTCGTAGTCACCCAAGACGACGGGATCATGCGGGTAGTCTGGTTGGCCGTTCTGAAGCACGATGTCACACGCGGTGACGTATACGGTCTTCGGATACAGGTACAGCTTGCAGGACGTCACCACCGACCCAGCTGGGATGGTGCTTGTGTCGAATAGGAGTGGCCCGCGCAGGACGGAGTACACGCCGGTATCGAGGCCCTGCCAGGCGGATACGGTTGTGTCGCTGTAGCTCACAGCCGCCGCGGCGTTCCTGCACGTAGTGTAGTTAGCGTCGATCTTCCAGAGCTGGACATGCAGCCCCGACCTTGCCGCAATGTTCGCTGAGTGCGCCACTACGACCACCTCGGCTCATGATCGACGTCCATGTCAACCGTTCGGCTTACTGCGGCGTCGCTGTACTCGACGACGTTTGCACCAGGGGCTAGCTTCCAGAACACGCCCGTCATGTCGTAGCGCACGTCCGTACCGTTCTTCTTCACGGTCATGCGGTCGGTGTCGATTTCGAGGATGTCGCCCGCCGCGAGGCTGCCTGAGTAGCCAATCAACTGGACGATGTACTTGATGGCGACGATCTGGAGCGAGGTCGTTGCTGTAATCGCCACTACGCCACCGCGCACGATCATGCCAAGCGCGGCGACAGAGACCGCGACGGAGATCGCCGACGCCAGCGTGAACAAGAGCCCACCACGCGGGATGATCTCGGCGCTGGCAGTGATCGCCGCAACTGCATCGGCTAAGAGACTCGCCGCCGCCGCCAACTCCGCTACGGCCTGAGCGTCCACCACCCCGTCAAGCGTCATCGTCCCCACGGCTACTTGTGAGGCGACGACGTTGATCCCCGCCGACGCGCGGCGAATGGGTGAGCCCAGGCTGACGAGGACTGCCGTAACGTGCTCGATGCTGACCTTGCCGTCAGCGAGGAGGTTGCCTGCCGCGACGACTTCCGCCGCCGCCGTGATGAGATCCTGGGCCGAGGCCAAGAGCGCGGCCTGTGCTTCGATAGACGCCGCGGCAGAGATGGCGGTATTGCCTCCGCGGATGAGGCCGGCGACTGCTTGCATGGACGCGGCAATCGCCACGGCGCACACCCCGACCTTGACCATGGTGTCGGGGACAATACTGAGAGAGGCGCTCGCGTCAATGTCTACAACTCCGTCCGCAATCAGGCTGGCCGCGGCGACGATGGATGCGACCGCGTCAACGTCGACAACGCCGTCCGCCGTTAGGCTGCCAGCCGCGATGAGGTCGGCGACCGCGGCGATGTCCGCCTTGCCGTCTGTCGTCAAGTTCGCCCCCGCCACCAATGCTGCGAGCGCCGCTATCGCACACGCGGCAGCCTTGACCATGCCGTCTGGGACAATGCCGAGGAAAGCGCTCGCGGTGACGCCCGCCGTGCCGTCTACGATGAGGTTCGCCGCCGCGACAAGCCCCGCAGCTGCACCAACATCGACAGCCCCGTCCGCAAGGAGGATTCCCGCCACGACAAGATCAGTGACGGCGGAGATGTCGACAACGCCGTCCGCAATCGTAGACGCGAGAGCGGACAATGAGGCCGCAGCTTGTACGTCTACCGCGGCAACCTTGAAGACGGCTCCCGCGGGATCGACTGACACGACCGCCTGGATGTCCACTGCGCCCAGCTTGACGAGCGCCTGGAGAATCAAGAGCGCCGCCGCAGCATTCGCGTCTACCTTGCCGTCTGCGATGAGGGAGCCAAGGACGACAAGTGATGCCGCTACGTTAGCGTTCACCTTCCCGCCGAGGGTGAGCTCGCACACCGCCGACAATGATGCTGCCGCGTTCGCGTTCACAACACCAAGCCGAACGAGCGTCGCAACATCCGCAAGGTTGGCTGCCGCAGATATGGCAACCACGCCGGATTCAAGTTGCGACGCCCCGCCCGCCTTCCAGAAGCAGCCAGCTTCCCCGACGAGCGGCTTGGCCTGCGAGTTGTAGAGCGTCGTGACCCATGTCGAGGCTTTCTCTGCGTTTAGTAGGCGGTACTCGTCTCCGATACCCGCGAAGAAGTTGGCCTCATTGTGCGACCCAATGAGGAGCGCCCGCGCCACATTCTCCATCGCGGTGTAAGTGCCTGATGTATCGTCCGTGTCGTCTATCTGGACGCCGTCACGGTAAATCTTGAATCCAGAGCAGGCTTCGTTCCCCGAGTATGTTCCGACGAAGTGATGCCAAGCGTTGTCGTTCGCTAGAGCGGTGTTGTAGTGCCGCCCACGGAAAGCCCCGGTTGAGTTGTCCCACGCATCGAAGTAGATCTTGCTTCCCGACGAGACGTAGAGAAGCCACTCTCTCAAGTCGGCTGGTCCGCCGCCTGCCGCTGTCGTGTAGATTCCGATGAGGGAGCGCGAGGCCACCTTATCAGTGTCGAACTTGACCCACAGCGCGATCGTGAAGGGCGAGTCCGTAGACCCATCCCCGAATGAGAAGTGGGCATCATCCCCCATCGAGATGTAGTCAGCGGTCCCGTCGAAGTCTTGTGCGCTACCCACGACTCCGCTTGTCGTCACCGCAGGATGAGCCGCCGCTTGCTTCGTTCCGTTGTGGGCCAACGTTCCGTAGTCGTCAACGCAGGACGTGCTCGTGGTACGTGCCTGTGCCGCGACTGATCCAAAGTAGCGGATGTCTGCCGCTCGGTCGTACCCGTCCGCGCCGAGGAACCAGACGAGCCGGAACGACGGAAGCGCATTGAGTGGGTAGTACGGCATCGAGTTGTGCGTCGACGATCCCGTTGTGATGTCCCGCGCCTTGGCCCAGGAGATGGCGCTGATTGGCGTCGAGTATTCCTGCACCTCGTCCTTGGCCGACACGGCGACAGTGAACGCGGCATAGAGCGTCGTACCGAAGATGTAGAGCGATCCGTCGCAAATGCTCGTGTCTGCATCGTATGGCGTCCCAATCGCATCGCTCTCTAGGACCGTGGTCTCATTCCACGCCCCGCCCGAGTAGTCGAAGCAGAGCAGCTTGTCCGTCGCAACGGAATCCGTGACCTTGTAGAGGATGAACGGCCTGTTCGTTGAGTCTGCGACGATTGCTCCGACGTACCCAGTATCCCATGATGCGTCGGAGTTGAAGACGAGATAGCCAGCGCCCTCGGCCATCGGCAAGGTGATCGCTCCGCCGTCCGCTTCCTTCCATGCCGGTGTCGCTGCCGTCGCGTTGTCCGTGTAGGCATAGTAGAGATCGTGGTTGAGGTTCCCCGCCGAGTAGTCTCGGTAGTGGTAGGCGAGGTGAACACGATCCGAGGCCCCAATGCAGACGGAGTAGTATTGGGTATCGAGGTCCGCTACGCCCTCAACCACCGTCTGACTGTTGCCCCAGGTCGCGCCCGAGTCGGACGACAGGATGCGGTAGATTCCGTAGTACGTCGTCCCGCCGTCCGCTCTGGTTCCTCGGTAGAAGAGCGCGAACTTACCGTCCGACAGGATCAGGCATTGGGGATAGGCACAGTTCATGTCAGAGTTGACGGCGTTGACGACCGAACCCCACGCCGAGATATCCTCGACGTTCGTCGACTTCTTCATGAACAGCTTGCCTGTCGCCCCAGAATACCCGCCATAGAAGACGTAGATGTAGCCGTCTGCGTCGATTGCCAGCGTTGGGGCGTTGTGTGCCGAGTCCGCTTCGGCGTCGTCTACCTTGACCGGCGTCGCCCAACGCAGGGTATCGAGGTCGAAGTAGGTGATGTAGATATCGCACCCCGTCTGCCACTTGAGGTATCCGAGGTAGATCCTTTGGTACGTGCCGGAGAAGTAGATCGCCCGCCGCTTGTTGAGCCACAGCGAAGTAGCGTCCGCCGCCGTCTGGATCGTCCCATCGCCCATCCCGAGCGCGAAGACGTACTCCGACGGGAACACATTCGCCGCGTCTTCCTGTCCGATGCACGTTGAACAGCCACAGTAGATGTAGAAGTCAGCGTCAGCGTCTACGTCGTGCGTACACTTGACCCAGGCGATCAGCGTTGTGCCATCGAACGAGACGATGCGATGGGGGATCTTGGTCGTACCGTTTGTGTTTGTGAAGACGATGTCCCCGCCGCCTGGCTGCGCGTTGGCTAGTTCGGGCCACTCAGTCGTCGTGATCTTTAGCGGAGTCGGGAAGTCGGCGACGTCTGCGCCGACCTTCGTATGGTCGACCGTCGCCTTGTAACGATACGTCCAGACATCCGATCCCGACGTGTACCAAGTCGCCATCTAGGCCCCCATCTTCACGAGTTCGCCCACGATCTCCGCGTCCGTCATCGTCTCGCGTAGCCCCTTGACCTTGTCAGCTACCCAGGCCACCGTCTCCGTCCTCGCGCCTGCCATGAGGTCGTTCACCTCGAGAAGGTCGATCGACTTGTAGTGATGCAGCCGCACGTCGAAGTCCATCCAAATCTCGAACCCTCTCTCTCTGGCTGCGTCCCAGAACGCAAACCCCGGCGAGCCCCATTCCGTCCCGTCCTCGTTCAGCTTGGGGTGGCGATACGTCCCCACGGGGATCGCCTCGAGCACCTTCCGCTTGGCGAGGACGCCCGACATCGAGACGCGGTCGATCTTCTCTAGCCCCGATCCGTATACGTAGGTGTACTTCTGTGCCGCTTCATTCCACCTAAGAGAGACGGGGCACGGGCCCTTGCCCGACACCCAATGCCAGCACACCCCGGAGCAGACGTCCTTGTCATGCTCGGCAAGTCGCTCGATCGCATCGTCAGGCGGGCACTCGTCATCATTCAGGATGAAGGCGTAGTCGCAATCCGAGTCAAGGAACTTCTTATGGAGTCGGTTGAAAGCCCCCTCTACTGGAGCAACCCCGTAGGCTTTCATGTCGACGACCTCATAGCCCCGCATCGCGCTACGGACTATCCAGTCATGCAGCACCGCCTCCATGCGGCCCATTGTCGGGAGTAGGATCGCTACCTTCATTCAACCCCCTCAACTGCTTCACGAGCCCTTCCACGTCGGCGTTTGGGTCTTTCAGCGCCGTGAGTAGCGCGAATAGCATCGCCGCGTTCTCGCCCTTCACGATCAGGCGGATTTCCTTCCCGCCAAGCGCCGCGGGCGAGACTGGTAACTCGGCCTTGAGCTCCAGCCTCGCCTGGGCGTCCACTACTCGAGTCGGCTTCGCGCCGATGTTGGGGGCGAGAACCATGTGACACTGAGCCTCATGGATCATTACGCCCCCGCTGCGATCGTGATGTCGATGTTCCCCGCAGAGAACTTGATCTGGTCACCGTCCCCGACCGTCTTCGGAGTGGTCAGCGACCCATAGGCCGTGTCAAGGGCGCACGTCGCCGTCGAGCACGAGCTGATTCCTAGATGCGTGATCGTGCCCCACGCCCCGCCCGTCGCTACCTCGAACGTCAAGTCCGCCGAGTTGTCCATCGTCCGCGAGGCCGCATCGTCGCCGAACGTGATTGCCTTGCGCGTGTAGCAATAGCACGCAGGCACCTCACACGACGCGGAGCCCGTATCGGTCGGGTCCGCTAGATGCAGCGACCCGTAGACCTGTGTCGTCTTGAACGCCGCCGTTAGGATGGCGTTCGCCTTGTCCGTCACGAATGAACTCGCCATGCTCTCACCCCACTACCTTTTGAGCTACTTTGATCCCCGTCACGGCCCCAACCCCGTTGTTCGTGATCGTGATGACCACCGGAGTCGATACCGTGCCGTCGTTGGTGATTGACAGCGCCGTTGGAGACGCTGTCACCGTCGCCGTTTCCGTCTCTTCCGCTCCGTATGCGTAAGGGTCGGAGGCCACAAGAGGGAGCGTGAAGTACCCAATCGTGCTGCCGACCAATCGCTGCACTGAGATGTTCCCGTTGTAGCGAACCGTATACGTCTTGTCGGACTCCTTCAGGAATACGAGGGCGACGTCCTTGGGCTTTCCATCGGCATCTAGTAACGCCGCAGCTACCGATCTCGCCGCCGTCGCCAGCGCCGCCATCGTCGAGCCAACCACCGCACACGGGAGGCTGAACTCTCGAGGACCGAGATCCCCGTCGAACTCCCACCGCCCAGCCCGGCCAGGGATCTCGACGTACCGCTCGCGCACCGATGGGGCCAGCGGCTCGTCTGAGCCCTGCATCAACTCGATCCCAAGTGAGATGTCCGTCACTCCGTCAAGCGTGAATCGACTCACTAGGCTCATATCGTCGCCCCCGCACTCCGTAGCCGCGTGGCGTAGAGGTTGTACGTCTCGCGGGCAATCTTCTTGATGTCAAGGTCGTCACGGACGTTGATCGTCGCGCCGTCGTAGAGGCCGCGCATGTCAACCTGAATCCCGCTCGCTGGCTGGGCAGACATCGCCGTCACAATCCCCGAGCCGATCTTGGAGAAGACACCTTCGTTGAGCGGCAGGAATGCCTCGGGGCCGGATTCGGCGACCGCATGGGCTGGGAGAATCGTTGGGGAGGTAAAGACGCCGCCTTTGTCAAACCCCGCGATAGCAAGCCCGGTCGCCGCACCCGTATACGCTGCGGCCTCGGCCACCTTCGCGCCGACTGCCGGCCACAGAAGCGGGTCGAATATCGCTGCAAATCCAAGCGCCAACGCCTCGCCTGCCGCCGCCGCTGCTTTCAGGAAGAGGGATTCGCGCAGCGATGTGAGGACGTCCTTCGCCATCTGCTTCAGGACTTCCCAGATCGACTTGCGCGTCTCCTTGTAGGCAGTCTCCTCATCCTTCAAGGCTTGCGAGGCGGTGTCGTGCGCCGTCGTCTCCGCTGTCGTATACGCATCGAGGATGGCCTGGTGTTGGGTGTTGTACTCTTCCTCGGAGATGAGCTTCTCGTCTAGCTGCTTCTGGAGCGCGGCCAGCTCTTCGTCGCGTTGCTTCGCCGCTTCGTCAACGGCTGTCTGCTCCTCTTCCTTGATCTGATCGAGCGCAGCCTGGTACTCATCGGCCTGGTTGAGGTACTCGTTGATCGCCCCACCAACGATGTCCCCGAATGTGTCGGCGACGATCTGCCCGGTCTCGCCAAGCTCGATCATCTCTTCGCCAGCTTCGTTCGTCTTTCTGACGACGAGGCCCAACTTCTCCGCAAACTTGGCCCATGACCGCGTTGCCTTCTCTACGACTGGCGTAGACTCATCAATCATCCCAGACACGCCGGGGATTACTTCGTCGTAGGCCGCGACGATCTGGCCCGCCATCTCATTGAATGCGGCCAGCCCGCTTCCCTCTGGAGATGTAAGAGCCGCCGTCGCCGCGCCCTGCAAATCGGCTATGAGCGCCGCCGTGGCTCCCGCGCTAAGTCCGAGTTGCCTCGCCTTGCCAGCGAGTTCCGTCATTCGATCTGCTACTGCCGCCGTATCGGCGTTCGCTTTCGTGTAGTCGATGTATCTGTAGTCCGTAGAGAACATCTCGCCATAGGTCGCGCCAGCTACGTCCTGAACTTCATGCTCAGAGATGATCTGGGCTGTCTGCTGGCGAATTGGGGCGAGGTCGGCAGTTTGGCTGGTTATCCACTCTCGATACTGCGCTTCTTTCTGGGCCTGTTCTGCCGCCTCTCGTTCCGCTTCGGCGATGGCCTCCATGTGCTGTCGGAGCCTCGCCGCTTCCTGATTCGATTGGATGATGCGCGTTACGAACAACCCAATACCGGCACCAATCGCCAGCGTAGCCAACTTGATCGGGTCAAACGCCGCGGCGATCTTCCCGAGGTTGGAGATCACTCCCTCCAACTTCATCGCCGCGAACGCCGCAACAATGGCGACAATACCCATGATGACGGCGTCCTTGTTCTCGATGATCCAGACGAACGAGTTGGCGAGGCCGGTCGCCATCGACGTGAAGAAGTCCTCGATGCCCTGCTTGTTCTCTGTGAAGACGTCGACCAGCTTTTGCATCGAGGGAACAAGGTTCTCTCCAACAGCCGTCTTCATGTCCTCGACGTTGTTCTGGAGGATCTTGACGCCCGAACCGAACGTCGTGACCTTGATGTTGAAATCCTCTTGCAGATCACGCGCCGTCTCGTACTCGACGTTCGCTAGGTGTACGGACGATTCGACGTCGCCCCAGTTCTGCCCGAGGATCTCCACCTTGTTGGCCGACTCGCCAAGCAGATCCTTCAACGTGTCAGCGTTCGCGCTTCCGTCCCCGAGCTTCGTGGCGATCTGTCCAAGCAGGCCGACGAAGTCGTTGTCGCGCATCGTCTCGAACTGCTCCGTGGTCAGCCCGAGCGCCTCCGCGAAGTCCTCGATCTTCGTCGGATCGCGCATCGCGTCGACGACGCCCTGCAACTGGGAAGCCGCCTCGCGGGCCGTTCCGCTGATCTCGGTGAACGACGCGACGAGGGCAGCGATCTCCGGTGCCGTGGTCGCCATGCCGGTGAAGTTGTCGGCAACCTTCTTCGTGTTGGAGACGAGATCCTCGAAGTTGATGTTGTGGGTGTCAGTGAGCGCCGAGATCGCTGACCCAAACCCCTCGAAGTCGAGTTCCGAATCCCCGAGGATCTTCTTGATTTTGGCGAAGTCCTGGCCGACCTGCTCGGGCAATGCGCCCGTGGCGATACTGATCTTGGCAACGCTCGTCACGAACTTCTCAATCTCGGGAGCGGTGTCCATCCCCATCTGCGCCGCAGCATTGGCGACCTTCATCAAGTCTCCGGTTGTGATGGGGACTTGCAGCGACAGCTTGCGCATCGCCTCGCCAACGCCGCCCGCCTGGTCGGGGTCAATCTTCGTTGCCAGCTCTGCTACGGAGTCACCGTACTCCGACGCCGCCTGGACTGCTTCTTTGAGGAAGCCCTTGAACTCGGAAACGATCTTGCCAATGGTGAACGCGCCGATAATGACGGAGCCGACCTTCTTGAAGGTCGATTCAATCGTGCCGCTATGTGTCTGCGCGGTCGCGGTAACTGCCTTGATGTCAGCTTCGGCAGCAGTACGGTTGATGGAGATGGTCCCGAACAGCGTGAAAATGTTTATGGCCCATCACCCCCCGGCGGAATCCACCCCATCCGCCCAGCCTTCATCAGCCGCTCAATCTCTTCGTCCGTGATCTCGGGGGCCTCTGCCGCTTTCGGCTCCCCCAACCCCAACTGCCCCAGGAACACGTCAAACGGAATGACGCTCGCCCACTCTCCCGTCCCCGTCATCGGCGCGTTCTCTCGATAGCTCCACAGCGCCTCCCACCACCGATCCCGCTTCACGCCATCCCGCGTCACGCGGAAGAGTTGAATCAGCCGCGCATACGGGATCGCTAGGACTTCTTCGTCCGTCCAGCCGTAGCGTGCTTGGATTCTGTCGATGGCTTCTTCAACCGCTCGAGCAGCGTCTTCACCCCCGCGCTCTCTTTCATCGCCCGGAAGCTCTCGAAAAAAGCGACCACGTCTTGGTGCTCGACCAAGGCTTGGATGACCTTCATTTCAGAACCCAGCGGGAAGACGTCGGGGTCGCGGATCGTCCCCTTGTTGGGGTCACGAATCTCCGCCCGCCCCGCCTCTCGCTGCTGGCGCATCGACTCTTGGCGCTTCTCTTCCGAGACACCCGGATCGAGCCCGATCACGCTCGCCAATAGCTCGATGACGTGATCCAGCGCGTGCGCCATCGCATCGACGATGAACGTCCCAATGACCGTCGCGTCAGCGTTCTTCCCCGCAACAAGCGTCGCCCGCTGCATCTGCTCGCCCGCTACTGCCCAAATCCGGGCAATGATGCTGATCTGCGGCAGGCCCAATCGCTGGACCTTGTACGTCGTGCCCTCGATAACAATGGAGGGCGGCTCCCACATCATCGGAGCCGCTCCCCGCCCCTCACCATCACTCATCGTCCCCCCTCTACGCTGCTCCCAACCAGAACTCCCACGGGCTATTCGCTAGCGTCAGCCCAACGTCGGCGTCGAAGAAGCCCTTGAACTTGCACTTGATGATCGCTTCCTCTAGCGCGCCGGCTGGAATCGACACAGGAGACGGCTCCGCGAGGACGTTCTTCAGCACGAACACGCAGTACGGGTTCGTATACGACTGGTTCGACAGCTCGCACACAAGCGCGACGTTCGTCCAGTGGTCGCCCGCGGCGATCTGGCCTGACGTTACGATCGTGTAGGCGTCGCCCGACGCGGTCGTGTCGTACTCGTAGACCGCCGTCACTTCGTCGGTGTCGGCGATTGATCCGCCCTGCGCCACGGTCTTGGCCGTAACGACGCCCGTGCCGGTGGCTACCGTGTAGTCAGTCGTGATCGTGCATTTCGAAGTCGCGCCGCTCACGGTGCCATGCCAAATCTCGAGTGTCGAGAAGTCAACCTTGTCCGTGCCGACGAGGGCAACCCCGCCCTGCACGGTCGTCCCAACGCCGAGGTACTCGACCTGCTTGGTCGGCGTCTCGTCCGCCGAGTTCGCGCCGGGGATGTACCCCAGCCAGTTGTCTGTCGTGTGCTCAAGCAGGTTGACCGTTAGGCTCGGCACGCACTTCGCAACGAACCGATGCGACTTGAGGAGCCCCATCGCTCCATCTGGTTCCGTGTCGTGATACTCGAGCCCAGGATCGAACTCGCTTCCGCCCTTCGTCTCCCCAAGCAACGTGCCCGGAGCCACGATGCTCGTGAAGTTCTTGTAGACCTTCCCCGGCCCGCGGAGGTATCTTTGAACCGCCGCGGTGGAGATCCCCGTCTGTAGTGCGCTCGCCATGATCCCTCACCCCTTTACGTCACTATCGCCGTGATGTCTCTCGCCGCGACGATCCGCACATACCACATGCTTGAGTAGTGCCAGACCTTCTCCGCGTCCGTTGGTATGTATCCGCATCCACCAGGGAACCTCTCGATGAGGCCACTGGCTTCGTTAGCCGCTGTCGCAAATCTCCACTCGTGTAGAAGCGCCGTTGCTCGATCCACCGCTAGGTCCAGGCGCTCGGGCGTCTCGTTGTAGTCCCACCAATCGAGGAAGTAGGTATGCGTGCCGTGGAAGACGTTGTCGCCCATGATGAGACGATGGACTCCGTAGGGCATCGTCGGATCTTGCGGAGCCATCACGCGGTAGAGGTCAACGGTCCCGCCAAGCGCCGACATGAGCGTGGCGTCGGTAGTCAGCCGCGTCCACAGCGCGCTCGTCACCGCTTGCCCGGTCTCGACGGCCACTAGAACCACCTCTTGTTGAGCTCGGCGATGATCTCTGGCTTGGCTTGTTCGAGTGACGGCCTAAGCCATTCGCGCCCGCCATGCTGCGGATCTCTCTTCTCTAGGTAGAGCCCGTAATCGAGCGACGTGCCGACGTAGCCGATCTCTCCCTCAATCAATACCTTCACGTCGCCACGCAATCGACCCGTTGCTACGGCGGGATACTCGCCCGGAGCGGAGGCCGTATACGTTGTCTGCGTCCCAGGAACGAGATACGTCCGCCCGCTCCTCGTCCCTGAGATGTTCTGGACAACCTGATTCCGGCCAACGTTGCACGCGGCAAGGAGCGCCTTCACCGCGCCCTCATTCATCGCCCTTGTGCATTCGGCCACGTTGCTCTGGAATCCCATCACGTCACCGCCCCAACAGCCGTCACGCCAGCCCTTGCCGTGATCGCCGTTACCGCGCTCCAGATCACTACCGCATCCCCCGTCTCGCCCTGCGCCTCACGTACAAGCACGATCATCTTTCGCCGCTGCCCGGCTACCTTCGTCGGCGGCTTCACGGGATAGAAGACCTTGAGCGCGTTCGGGTGCCCGTTCGTCATCCACACAAAGCGCGAGTTCGCCATCGTCACCGTCGGCCAGTCGTGGAAGTGGAACTCGTAGTCAACCTTCCCATCGACTGACTGGTATCTCTCGGCGCGTTCGGTCGGAACAGGGATCGCTTCTGCCCAACGCAGATTGGTGAGGGTCGTCGTCCACTTCGTGCCCCCAGCGGCCTGAGTCGCCTTCGTCCCCGTCTCGATCCGTATACGCTCCATCAGAAGCCCACCGGAATCCTGTACTTGGAGATCAAACTCCAGTTCTCTCCCATGGCCGTCCAGTTCCCGCCGCCCCACGTCGTGCTATTCGTCCCCGTGATGCTCTCTTGGATCACTGCGCCAGGGTTGCGGAAGTGGCGGAAGGCGTACTCGTAGATCCACTGGACGACCTCTTGCGGCACCGAACCCGCCGTCCGCACTTGCCGCACCATCATCGTGTCGTCGTCTGCCGACTCGACGTCGATCGCCCGCGTGTCGGGATAGGGATAACGCCTAGTTAGGGCGATCGTGCCCGCCGTGTTCGTTGCCGTGATCCCTGGAACACCAATAGAGCCGTAGGAGCCGCCGAGCGTCGTGGAGTTGATGAGCAAGCACAGATTGTCAGCGGTAAGCGAATCGGTAGCCCCTACGGCGAACTCGAGATCCTCTTCGTCGCCCACGGTCGCAGCCGTATACGTCTGCCCGTTGATCGTGACCCAGTCGTCCGCTGCGACCCCCGTCAGCGTGATGGTCGGGTTGTAGACCTCGAATGGGTTGTTGAGAAACGTGTCCGCCTTGGCTTTCGCTGCGTTGAACAGCCTCTCGAGGATGGTGTCGTAAGTCGTGCCGTCTACTTGGCAGTAGGACTTGAGCTCATCCTTGTACGTCGCCCAAACGAGCGCAGCAACCGGACCAGTCGCCATCGCTACCACTCCTGATGGTCACAGAACCGCCGGACACCCCGATTGCTCGGGGTGCCGACGATTCGGTTCTCTACCTCTTCAATCACGCGGGTTGCCACACCGGCCTCGATGAGGTGTTCGCCTTCGTCCTTGCGGACGTTGATGACGTCTCCGGCCTTGTGCTGCTCGCCGCGGATCTCCTTTCGCTTCTTCAGTTGGACTCTCATGGCTAGTCCTCGTATGTGACCTCGAACTCGACCGCCCAAATCGGGTTGACCGTCGAGCCGGTGTCGTTCGTGATGAGGATTCCGATCAGGTCGCCCGGATCAGCAGCGATAGCCGTCCCCAGTGTGAACTTGTCGTTCAACTGGGAGGCCGTCCAGGTCTGCGCCGCCGAGAAGACCATGTCCGTGAAGTTCCCGACGATGAACACGATGGCCTGGTCGTGAACCGTGAGGCCCATGTTCGTCACGCGCACCTTCGTAATCTCCAACTTGAACGGAGCCGAGAAGGTGTCGGCGTTCGGAATAGCGACGAACGGCTCGTCATGGTTCGTCCCGTCAATCAGCGGAGTCTGAGTCAACTGCGCCGCCGTGATGACGTACTGGACCCAATAAGCAGCCTGCCCATCGTAGGTTGCCGCAACCCAATCGGCGGGCGGAACGAACGTAATCGCCCCGGTGCGCTGCAAGCTACGCAGTCCGTCATAGGCCGTCAAGTCGGTGTTGTCGAAGACGGTCAGGTCGGACCACGTACCGGCACCAGTGCTATACTGCCACTTTCCGCCGTTTCCCCCCCAAGTCGCCAACGCACCCGCCGCCGTCGCAAGGTCATCAAACACGACCTCACAGAACTTCGTCGCCATTCCAACCGCGAAGGCGTCGCCAGCCTCTTCGGCGTCGGCGTCCGGCAGCAACTGCCAGTTGGCCGCCCAGTCCGCCCCAGCTGTCAGCAACGCCGACGTAGCGAGAGCGTCCCAAGTCGTTGTGCCGAAATCGTAGACCAGTACGAATACGTCATCCGTGGCGTTCGTGTAGGTGTGCGTCGTGATGTCAGGCGCACCGCCAACCAGCCCGCCGCCGTTCGTCCCCGCGCCGTCCGTATCCTCACCACGTAGCCCGCCCGCAAACGGGAGAGTCGTGGTAAAGGTGTTCGTCACAAGGAAGTCAGCCGTGGCGTCTACGAAGTCTGGGATATTGATCGTTGGAAGAGCAGCCGTCTGGTTGTCAGAATCGACGATTACGTCTGAGTTTCCGTCGTCAATCGTGAGCGAGTTCGTCTTGGCCGCGCCCTCAAGGACGATGCTCGTGTCCGTGATGGTCGTTACTCCCGCGGTGTTCACGATCGTTCCGCCATGGTGAAGGACGATGTCGTTCGTGAGCGTCGCCCCGCTTAGGTCGATACCGTCCGTCGCTACGCCGACCATTGCGATCCCGTCAGCGACAACCGCTCCGGTGTCAACGGCAATCCGCAGCCCGGCGTCCATGTCCGTAACGTCCGGGTAGACCTCGATCATCACGCCGTCAAACATCGTGCTCGTGACCGTCGCAGCGCCCTCAATGTGGAAGTGCCCTGCGTTGATCGTGGTCGCCGTGAAGTTGTCCGCCGACACATCGAGCTTGGCCGACAGAGCCGACATCGCCGTAATGGCCCCGGTGCCTTCGTGCTTCGCCCATGGTTGGCTGGCATACGCCTGGCTCGCTACGGAGTTGTTCGATCCGCCCGTGAGTCCGACGTAAGCGCGAGAAGCATCCGCGACAGCCGTAACCGTCGCATCGCCAGCGCCAATGATGTCGATCTTGTTGTAGAAGCCAACGTAGTCGTCAAGATCGCCAGCGCCCGTCGACTGCTGAACGTTGAGCACCATCGGGATGACCGTCGCCGTCGGGTTCGCGTTGAGAATCTGAGGAACAGCAACGCTTCCGATATTGAACGTGCCGATACCGAAGGTCGTCTCGTCGAACTCAGCCGTGATCTTGGTCGCCGCCGTCGCCGTCGTCGTTCCTAGCGTCAACGCCTGATCGTCCTTCATGCCAATCGTGCCGGTCAGCGCGTATGAACCTGTCTGAGAAAGAGCGCCAGTAACGTAGACAGCGCCGGTTAGACCGATCTTGTCCTCGGTGACAGTTAGGCGATCCGCTGCGGATGTGTTGTCGAGCGTCGCGCCGCTGTCCATCGTCAGGATCGCGCTGTTGAGCAGCAGGCTCCCGAAGTCGAACGTAGCCGCGCCAGTCGTTGTCCACGAAAGGTTCTTCGTCGACCCAGCCTGCGTGATCGCTACGTTGCCGGTTGTGTCGCTAACCGCCCACGTCACAGCCGCGCCCGAGTCATACCCAAGCACCCAGCTCGGCGTGTAGGTCGTGAACGATGTAGCCGCCGTCACTGTGGTTGTCGGCCACGTCAACGACGTCGCGCCCGCCGTGACCCAGCTAATGTCCTTCGTGGACCCCGTGTGAGAAAACGCCACGTTTCCCGTCGTGTCGGAAACGGCAATCGTCATCGAGGCCCCGGCGTCGTACCCAAGCACCCAACTCGGCGTGTAGACCGTATGCGACGTCGCGTTCGTCATGCCGAACGTCGTCACGGTCCAGTCAACAGCCGTGGCGTTGCCGCCATGCGTAATCGTCACGCCGCCGGTTGTGTCCGCAACAGCGAACTTGATGTACGACCCCGCGTCGTATCCGATACGGAAGTCCGGCGTGTTGGCAATGAATGACGTGCTCGGAGAGAACGCCAGCGTCGTCCCAGAGAACGCCATCGTGCCGGTGAACGACACCGCGCCCGATGCCGTGATCCCGTCGAAGTAGTCCGTCTTCGCCCAAGCCACCGCCCCCGCGAGGAGAACGGCGAGCATAACTACAAGTGCCTTCTTCATGTCGCCCTCCTAGAGAGGCTGCTCGAAGAACACGCTCACTTGCGCCTTGCCCGTCGTCGGGGCAGTGCTCGTGTGCGTGAACGTCGCATAGACCTTCGTGGCGCTCGTCGGACACCAATCCAAGACGTTCGTCTCGGTGGTCTCTCCGTTAGCGACAGTCGGGTGCCCGTCTTCAATGAGGTAGTTGGTATCAGCGGCGGTCCCTACGATGAGCGCGTTATCCGCCCCGCCGTTGAACGCCGTTATAACCCACACCTCACACCCAGTCAGCCGCGCTCCCGCGGGGACGGTCCCAATCTCGACTGTCCCCGTCAGAGCCGCTACATCCGTGTACTCGATCAGTTCCGTGATAACGCCCAGCGTGGCAGGAGCCCACGCACAAGCGCTACCCGGAGACCGAACGTTATGCGGTCTCAGTCGATCAACCATCTCAGCCTCCTAGCTCGCGTCGTCGCTGTAGGCGACCGCCTGATTGACCGGCCCATACCCAGGCATCGCCCGGATGATGACCGCGGCAAACTCGGTCGTCGCATCCACACCGGAGACTCGCGCCCCAACGTGCGTGTAGTCGCTGTCGCGCGTGAGATCCTGAACGGCAACCTCAAACGCTGCCTGCTGCACGAGGTCCAGCACGACCGTCTTCGCCGTGTCACTCTCGGTGATCGTGAACAGGCACTCGCCCGGCTCATCCGCGGTCAACGTGACAACCGCCGAAGAGGCCGACGCTAGAACTCCCGGCACGCCGTAGGTGGCGTCGTTGATGCAAGCAGCAAGGCTCGTCGCCTGCGCGGTAGTGCTGCCGCTCTGGTCATACTGCCGACTCGATAGCGACTCAGCCGCCTTGGCCGTGAACGTCAGGGCTGTCCCCGCCGTCAGCGTTCCGCCAACGAACGAGTACGGCTGGATGATGATCGTGTCGTCAACATCCGGCGAGTTCATCGTGATGGAGGCTTCCGCCAGCTTGATTCCCTGCGCCATCGAGATCGTCGCACCAAGCTGAAGCGGCGTGCCACCAGCGGCGTTGAGCGCCTGATAGACCTTGAAGTCCAGCGACTCGCCATCCGTCTGCCCCTGAATCGTGAGCAGGAACAGCGCCTTGGCGTACTTCGTCATCGAGAAGTACGGCCCCGTCAGCGAGGTCGCGTTCGTCGTCGCCTGCAAGGCGGTGTCGATCTTGGTCCCTTCCATGATGTCGTGCATGTCGTTCTCCTTTCGGGCTATGCCCGTCTCGGGGTTCGCCCGATAGACTTCGCTATGCCGCCAACGAGATGAAGGGGCTAACCGTGTTGGTCCCGTCTCGCAGCGTGATCGCCTGAGTCAGCCACGTCTTACCATCCTCGTAGTACGTGGCCTTGATCGTTTCCTTCCCCGCAAGGAAGTTCGCGTAGGTGTTGTCGCTCTTGAGCTGGACGCCCTGCCCCGACTTGATGAGGTAGTAGTCCAGGTTCACCAGACGGAGGTCGCCGGCAGCGCCAAGCGTCGGGCTGATCTCGTTGAAGACAATCGGCACACCGCACAGTCGCGGAGCCGGAATGCCGTCTCGAGCGTTCTCCGACCAGATGAGCTGGCCGGCACCGTTCGTCATCGTCATCAACTGCGGGAGCATCTTGACGCGCTGGCACAGGAACACGTAGCTGCCACCCGCCAAGATCCGCGCCAGCATGTTGACGACGTCCATGTAGTTGACCTCGCCAGCCACTTGGCGCGCGATGCTGATCTCCGCGCCGCATCCAGCGAAGCCAAGGAACTCGCCAGCGCCCGTTCCAGTCTGCACCTTGTCGTCGCGGTAGGACGCAATCGCGCCCTGGACAAGCGGGCCCATGAGCGCGCCCATCTGCGGCGTATTGACCGCCGACTCCTCGGTGACAATCCAGTACGCCCCAACCTTCTCCGGCTTCAACGACACCTGGAGTAGCTTCGGCGTGGTGAGGTTCGTCACGTTCGCGGCTTCCTTCGCCGAGTAGACGGCGACGCCGCCGTATACGCCCTTCGATCCCGTCTGGTCGAATGCGTTGAACGTGATCTCCGCGTTCGGCGGATCGCCAGCCGGGATCTGTCGGCACAGGCCGGAGATGAACTGGCCGTTGTCGGGCACCCGCAAGAGATCGTTCGAGAACTGCGGAATCAGGAAGTAGCCGCCGTCGCCGCCCGAAAGCGTGGTCATGTCGCGCTTCTCCATCTCGCCCTTGTGCATCTTCACGAGACGCTCGGGGGCCGCACCGCCCGTCTGACCGGCAGCGCGCACCTCGGCGATGACGTCCGACAGGCCGTCCTTGCCGTAGCCGTAGAACTCGTCAGGCTCGGTCTTCCCTAGCGGAGGCTGATTCGCCGCACGCAGCCTCTCTTCCATCGACGCCTCGGCCTTCTTGACCTTGGCGTCCATCTCTTCCTGTGCGGCCTTCAAGTCCTTTCCATACTGTTCCTTGAGCCGCTTCTCCATCCCCTCGATGTTGTCGGCCAGGCCCTTGAGCGTGGTCGTCACCGTCTCAAGCGCGCGTTGATCCTTGTCCGGCGCAGGATCGCCGCCCTCTCCGGGCACCGTCAACCCACCAAAGACCGGGAACAGCAGCATGTTCACAAGCATCTGCCATAGTCGCTTCTTCATGTCACTCACCCCTCATGAGTCTTAGAACTCGCTCGCTCTCGCGCTGGAACGCCTGCAAGTGGTCACCCGGCTTGCCTCGCGGCTCCCTCTGAGTGCCAGTCGGCGGCTCTTTGAGGAGTGCTTCCAATCGTTCCATCTGCCCCTTCATCCCATCGGGAATCGTCCAGATCCTCGGCTCTTCTGGCGTTCGGACACTCGTGATCTCGGCCTCTTCGTTTGAGGCGAAGTTGGCCGTGACCGGCGAGATTTCGAACGACCGCACTTCCTTGTAGTGAAGGACTTCGTCCTCGCCGTCCTTCACCGTCGTATCTTTGATCGGCGCAAAGCTGTGGCTCATCTGCGTGATGTAGCCCTTCTTCATGCCGCTGTAGACTTCGGCCCCGCGCTGTACGTCGAGGTCGAGATGGCCTTCCTTGACCAGGAGGCCGGTCTCGTCTTCCTCAACGAGCGCCCTTCCAATCGGCTCGCTGGGGTCGTGCATCCACACAAGCGGCAGCCAGCCCTTGTGGTCGCGCAGCGTCTTCTTGAACGCGCCCCTGTCGAACACCGTCCCGTAGGAGTCCTTCACCCCGAACACGGAGGCATAGCCAGTGAAGACGCCCGCTTCGCTAATCTCGCGCAACTCGAACTCGCGTTGCAGCCTGGTCTTCATGCTCACCTCCGCTTCGACAGACGCAGATTCAGCGTCGTGTAGTTGTCATCCTTAACGGAGGTCGCAACGAGACGGTAGATCGTGCTGGGCTTCAACACGAACGGCGACGGGATTTGCTCCGGCCACGGAGTAGACCACGAGGCCATGCGTTGACGGATCAGCGTCCCGCCCGTATACGTCCCGCCGTACTCGACGAGAACGACGTGTGTCTCGTCCTCGAGCGCGTCCGTCCGAATCGCGCTCCTCCACACCATCGCCGTACCCGCCGCCCCGATCGTCGCGCCCTCATACCACTGCAACACCGCCGACTCGTAGGAGTTCAGTTCGCACCCGAGCTCGTAGCTGCCCGTAGCCGGAGTCGTGATCGCAATGTTGATTGGAGCCGCGATGTCGTGGTTGTTGTTGTAGTACGACACTTCCCAGATTTTCCTGTTATCATCCATAATCCTCACCACCCCACCGCCCTCATCGTGAACGGAACATCTCCACGCATCGACAGTTGATGACGTGCTCTTCCGGCCCGTCCCCTGGGTGATCCATCTCCGTCCCGTCGGGCATCCGATACGGCTCGTCGAAGGGAATCCACTGCCCAGAGATCACCATGTGCTCTTCGCGCGCCCGCGGCGGGTCCATGCTCGAGAGCACGCCTTCTCCTCCACCACACCAGACTGCCGCGCCGCTTCGTGCATCCCGTAGCTAGACGCCGAGTGGACTTCCGTCCGAGCGATCCTCATGGAGCGATATGCGCCTGACCCACCCTCCCACTCCTTGAACTGGTCATCGACAGCCGCAGCAATGCGACGCATATCCCAGCCTTCGCCGAGACCAGATAGCACCACTCGACGGATGCCCTGTTGGGTTGTCTTCTGGATCTCATCTACCGCCTCGGCGGTGTGGCGCCTCACCCAGTCTTGGACCGACTTGCTCCAGGCGTCGAAGTCTGAGCGCAGCGCCCGCCCTGGCTCGGCGATGTCCTTCGCTACCTCTCCGCCGAAGTCGGCAATGACGGCCCGCTCTACTCCCGTTAGGAGCTTCTCCCAGTCGGCGCGGAAGCTGGCAATGACGTCGTCTGTGTCGCGTGTGCCGTTCTCGACAGCCCTCACAACGGCCTTGCGCTGTGCGCCGAATTGGTCGGCGACCTTCACCGCGACACCGCGCTCCCAGCCCTGCTTGCGCCTGTCCGTCACGCGGTAGTGCGCCTGGAATTGATCCTCCGTCTCGAGGTTGACGGAACGTGGTGCCGAACGTCCGCCCGATGTGTCCCCATCCACGGACCACTGCGACGTCGTCCCCAGCGGGAGCATCAGCGCCGATATGTAGCCCACCTCGCCGCCCTTGATCGGAGGAGTCCCTACTCCAAACACATCCGCCGCGACGTTCCACGGCATACCGCACGCCCACACCTTCGTCGCGCGCTCAATCGCCTTCGATAGCTTGTAGTCGGCAAGCGGGCTCCCGCTTAGGTCGTAGTCCATCCATAGATCGCCAACCCGCGCCACGCTTGGGTCGATCGTGCCAAATTGGATACGGAACTTGTGATTGAGCGTCGACCGCATCTCGGACAGCCGAGACTGCACCGGCCCCTCCCACTTCGCGCGGATCGCCCACTCCTTGTTCTCGAACGTCGCACCCAGCGCACCAATCGCCTCGGGGTGGACGTGGAATACCTTGCACACGCCAACCTCGTAGGTGTTGAAGGAGTTGAGGAAGTCCATCTCGATCGGCGTCAGGCTGAGTTGCAGGATCTCAAACGGCTCCGACGGAATCAGCGTGCGCCGCGCGTTCTCTGGGCCGTCGACTTGCTTCTTGAGCAGTTCCAGCAGCGTCTCATGCTGATCTGCGCTCAAGTGTTCTTTCGGGCTCATCACCATTTCAGGACGGGCACGGTTCTTCATCGAGTTCCTATTCCACAACAGCCCGTCGTTCGACGTATCAACCAGCCGCGCCGCTGCCTGTAGCGGAGCCATCCCGTAGTAGTCGTCGCCAGGGTCGAAGAACTTGAAGTGGACGATCTGCTCTGGCTTATACCTCGTCGGCGTCACCTCTCCCGGCACGAGGTAGCTGTAGTGGTCGATGTGACCTAGCGCATCCGGCACGATGGAGACACGCTCCGGGCGCAGTAGCCACAAGTCCAAGTTGTCCTGGCCGACTGGGATCCATACGCCATACGCATTCCCAGCCAGCGACTTGTAGATGTCGACTGCCTCCATCAGCGAGCCCCACGTCCCTTCGGTGTTGGGCGAGCGGACGAGCTCGACGAGCGGATGGCTCTCGACAATGACGTCGCCGCCCTTCGTGCGCTGCTTCACTTGCCAAGGAACGGACCGTATACACTCGGCTAGGTCGGAGGCAACGGCGTACAGGATGTAGCTAACCCGGTAGCCTTCCTTGATCGCCTTCTCTGTCGACCACTCCGGCCACATCGTCTGGCCGGCCATGAATGCTGTACCAACGCGGGGCTGGGCTACGCGCTTCGCAGCCCACTTGACAATCCCGTTCGCTACAGCATCCCTAAGTCCCAGTCTTCCTCCTTGCCAAAAGAGAAACGCCCCGAGTTGGTACTCGAGACGTTCAGTTCCCCGGCACGCGCCGGGACTTCCATCTAGTGCTAGTCTACATCGTAGCCTCGCGGCACGTCAAGGGTTTCGGTGACAATCCGCGCCTCGGATAGCGTCTGGCGCTACTTGACGCGAACTACTCACCGCCCTGAGCAGGATTACTCAGAGCTATGCTCGTCTCCTCGTCATAGCCCGGAACCGGGCCGTCCAGCACGTCTATCTCCGCCCACACACCAACATCGTCCTCTCCGGTTCGTAGCCCCGGCATAGGCGTAACCTTCGTCTCGCCGCGCACCGCAATGTCACCGGATGGTGTCGGAAGCCCCCACTTGATGATGTAGCCCCGCACGGTCTTCATCGCCCCTCCCTCGCCCGCTCGACGATCGCCTTCTCCTCCGGCTCCAGCCTCTTCCCCAGCGCCAGCCGCACCGCCGCCCGGAACAGCGTAGCCTTGTTGTTTTTCCCGACAGACTCCAGTGCCGCGAGGATGTCGGCGTCCTTCTCTGCCCGTAGGCGGAACGGGCCGACGTTTGTGTAGACTGTAGGAGTCATTTCGTCTCCTTCCCCGCGAGGGCGGCGGCTCGCCTCCGCAGCCAGTTCAGAGCGATCGACGCGATCTCGCGCAGTTCAAGGTCAATCGGATCGCTGCCTCGCCCACAGATGGCGCTTGCCAGTTCTCCCGCTTCCTCTTGTAGTCGAGTGAGCCAGTACCACTCGTCCTCGTCTGCCCACGTCTGTCGATGCTTCTCGTAGAGGTCGATCACGGGGCCGAATGGATCGACCGGGACGCAGCGCATGGACGAGGGCACGATTCCAAGGTTGGCCCTAATCTCGTCAAGTGCGCCCTCCGACAATGGCGGCGGGACAACGTAGTCATTCCTGCCGGTGACGGGATCTTTTTGCAGCGAGGGCATGGACGAGGGAGGAACGGAGGAGAGGGCTTCGTGTGCTACTCGTGCTCGCGAGTTTGCGAATCCGCGCACGTCAGAGAAATCCTGAATGGCGGCATCGCGTGCCCCAGATCGGGCCAGCGTGTCCAAGGATGTGGCTGCTTCGTCGAGCGCCGCCCCGAGCGCGGCGATCTGCCGGGCCTGGGCAGCGACCATGTTGAGGAGATCGGTATAGGCTTCTTCTGTTCGGGTAAATGCCTGCTCCGGCATGTCGTTGCGTACTTCTTCAGCCGCTTCCACTCGGGCGCGGAGGGCGGCGAGTTCGGCGCGGGCGGCAGCGATGTGCTGTTCGTCTGAGCGTCCAATTCCAGACAGCGTCCGGTCAATGGCGGCATAGCCGTCGATGATCTTCTCAATCGCGTCGGTCACGTCTCCTCCTTCAGGGCTGCGTCGATCGCGGCGAGCATGATCGCTTCGTCGCACGTTACGCGCTCCTGGCAATTCCAACACTCAAGGCTGTCCATGACGGCGCAAAGCATGGACTTCTTCTCAACGCGCTTGCGGATGTCTCTGAGCAGCTTGACGAGCCGCTCCTCGCGCGGGCGGCGGTTCCACATGCGGATAGCATCGTCCGTTGCGACTACGGCCCTGTCTGCCGTTGCTGGTGCGCCCTTTGTCCCGCACCCCTCGCAGTTGATGATCGCACGGAACCTCCCGTCGAACCTTTCGCAGAACATCGTCGGCTCCGCCTCTCCGCAGAACGGGCACGCCTTGATCTTCTCACTCACGGGCTTCCTCCTTCAGCTTGCGTATCGCGGCGGCTAAGGCGCTCCATCTTTCGGGCCACGCATAGCGGCCATCCTCGGCATAGTCCAGAGCTGCTTTGTGTTCCTCAAGCACTCGCCCCATGAGTTTCTCGACCTCTTCGAGCGCGTCGCGGCGGACGTCGCCGTAGGAGCGGCGCAGGATTTCCGTAATGGCGTAGGCATGAATTCCCGGATCATCGCACGATGTTCCTTTCCAGGAGGCGACATAGGCGGCGATTTCCTTAGCTACCCGCTCGTGGTCAGGCATCGGGGCCTCCTTGACGACCTCGGCCTTGTTGCGCCGACACCACTCTACCCACGTCGAGATCCAGCAATTCTTCTCGTAGCGGCTGACCTGTTCCTCTACGTGATAGAAGATGTTGCCACCGTTGCGTCGGCGGACAAGGCGCGTGTTACCGTTTGCCCTCACTCTGTCCCCCGGCTGCGGGTCGAGACGGGGATCACGCGGCATGGTTCACCATCCTGTCCACCACTCCATAGGCCCACTTCGCTCCGTAGTCGACAGACCCACAGGCATACTGCTCTGCGGCTACCACGTCGGCGAGCGTCGGTGCGCGGAGCCCCATCTGAGTCGCTGCGACGGTGGCCGCGTTCAGTACGGCCTGGCGCTCTGCTTCTTGCCACTCTTCGATGCTACGACCTTGACGCTTCTCTGCTTCGATCTGGAAGGCATCGTAGATCACCCTCGCTGGCGCAGTCCGCGGTCGGAAGACATCACGCATGGCTCTCTCCTTCGATGCACTTCACCAGCGCGTTGTCATGGTCCTCCCCGAGCAAGGCGAGAGCTTCGTTGACCAGCTTGTAGAGCGGCGAGTACCTTGTGGCGTCTGGTGCCACGATCTCAAGATGCTTCTTCGCTGCGACGATCTTCTCTCTCGCCTTTGCTATGGCCTCGTGATCGGCGTCCCACGCGGCCCAGGCAGTTGCGTACATCTCCTCTGCATCATCCGGTGGAGGTAACGGCAACGAGACACGCGGCCCGCTCCGGCCACAGACGTCACACACAACGGCATAGCCAGCACCAGCTGGTTGCAAGGTCAAGGTGTTGCTTCCGCACTTGCACGGCTTGTGATTCACGATGCGCCTCCCCGACAGGATTCACAACACGCCCAGGCGACGAGAGACGGGGCGGCGCAAAGCATGGCGATCTCGTATTCCCACGGCTCCGCATCGCATTTCCCGCGCCACACTTCTCCGCGCAGAAAGTCACTGAGACGGACAGCGCGTCCGCGTCTCTCGACCTCTTCGACCACCGTGGCTAGGTCATTGCGGTTTATGGTTGGCGACCACGCCGAGGCTAGAACAACATCCTCTGCCGGTGCCATCGACATCGTGTCCTTTACCCACCATCGTCCGCTCCGCTCCCACCGCATCACGATCTCGGCGCACTCGGCGTCGTTCACGCTCGCAGGACGGGCAGACCAATCAGCGTAGGTCATCGGCGGGCCTCCTTGGCGCAGTCGCACTTCTCGCCCGTAGCCGCCCCCGGAGCCACGAATCGCGTGCTCCCACACTTCGTACACGTCTCCCAGTAGACTGTCATCGGCGGGCCTCCAACTGCGTCAGCTCCGCCTTGAGCGCCGCGGTCCTGGCAAGCCTCCACCCGTCGCCAAAGAGCGGCGCAATGTGCTTGAGCATCGTCGTTACAAATGTGCCATCCGCCCCAACAAGCTCGATCCCGTCGTCCGACATGCCCCAGCCGTACTCATCCTGAAGCTCTTGTGCCGCTGCGATGATTGCCTTTGTCAGTTCGTCCATCTACTCCACCTCCCACTTGAGCGCCGAGAGGCGCGCGATCTGCTTCTTCAGGCTGGCGATCTTCGCTGTCCGCATCTCCTCGGCACGGGCAACGGCGGAGGCGCAGTCCTCAATATCCGCTGCGGTCCACTTCGCGGTCATGCTTCACCTCGCGCCTTGGCGAGAGCAGCGGCTAGTCTGTGAGCCCCTGTTACGTCGCTCCCATCACTTGACCAGCACTCAATGACCGTCTCCGCCGCCCTGATGATCTCCGGCACCGCCTCCGGGTTGATGCCCTCGCAGGCGTTCCAGCAGGCGACAAGATGCTCGGCGTTCGCCCATGCCTCTTGCTGACCATCCGCGCAACGCGAACGGGCATCGTTCTCTTTTCCGAACCCGGCAAGGACGTTGTCGCGCGCGTCC